AATCCGTACGGGTTCTTGCATTCTGTGATGATTACTGTTGTCATATTAATGTGCCTCAAATAATATTGTATCTCCTTTCTTCGCGCCCCAGCATCCTCCGTTGACGCTCGCGCACTCTCCGCAATTGCCTGGACACCAGAATGCGTTCTCAGTAACCAAGCAACTCTGTTCTCCGTCCTTCCATACTGGACTGGACACAGGCAGGTTGTGCGGATTCAGATTGTAATCCCTGCGCCATCCGCTGAGTAGCAGGTGGAAGTTCTTAGGGAACTCTCCCACATTCTCCAGCCACTCATTGACGATGTCAAACATCTTCGTGAAGACCAGGAACTCGCAGTTCGGAGTCCTTGTCGCTATCCCGACCATCTGACCGAGGTAGTCATAGTCCTTGATGTCCCCACCGACATGCCAACGGAAGAATCGCAGATACTTGACCGCATCCTCAATCTCCTTGAAATACCTCTCGCGGTCCTGTAAGAGTATCGCACTGTTCACTGCCCTCTGGTTCTGGCTCGCAGTGTAGCAGCATATGTGCCTTACATCATAGCAACCCCTCGCACATTGTGCACAATTTCCGCAGTCCGCCACCGGAATCAGCGACACGGACGGGACGAGTGCCGTCGTCTTGCGGTTACCGTAACTCAACTTGACATGCAGGTCGTCCACATTCGTATAGGCATCCCTCTTGTCCATCATTGTTTTTACTCTATTAGCCACGGTCTCATACTTAAACTCCGTGTACTGGTGTCTACCAGTCAATGCTTTCTTGCTTGCCATATTACTCAAGTATTACATAGTTGCCCAAATCCTTTTTCTGAAACCCGTAGGGTGGCGATGGAGCATATGGCCCCGTGAATATGCTGGGGTAAAGTGCATTGATTTCCCCAAAAAGATAGTGATATCCGTTACCTTCCTCGTCATCGGCTATTAAAATGTTCCTTTTGCCGAGACCTTTCTTCTTTGCCTCAGCGAGAAGTTCGTAGAGCCTGTCTACTGTAATTGCTTTTTCCATAACTAATATTATTAAAGATACATCCTCCAATTGGGACCCTTGACTAGTCCAATCTGAAGTACGCCCGAGTCGTCGTACGCACATGATTCGATGAAGTAGACATCGCAGTCCGAGAGAAACGGAATGTAGTTACCCTTGCCTGCTTTTGCGTTCCCGTAAAAAAGCGTGGTTGTATTATTCTCATCCACGCACTCCGCACGATTGCCACATAAGTAAGTGTACGGCATCACTCCGTGCACATCGCGATGCACTACGGATACCTTTCCCTTGACATTGAAGTCATAGTAGGGCACTTTGATGTAGACATTCTCATCAGGAATTCTTTCATTAAGATATGCCGTGATGCTGTCAAGTGCGTAGCCTGTCGCGCCAAATCCTTTGCGTGGCTTGAACTTCTCTTTCAGTTCGGTTAAATTCAACTGTCCCATATTTATTTCTCCCTTACTCTTATTATCTTTTTCACTTTGTCGCTTGGGACAAGCAGTGCCTTGCACCAGTGCCCTCCGTCAAGCAACTCGCTGATTCTGTTAGATACATAATTTGGCATAGTTGTGTTGTGTTAATCTATATCTATTCCGATAAACTTGTCTTCATTTATAAGCATATAATAGTATCCATTACCGCAGTTCAGATACTCCATATTTAATCCTGCGGTCGCCCTGCCCTGCGAGTCTTTTCCAACCCATAAGGACAGGTCATAACCCCTCCAGCGATATCTGGACGAGTGCCACTCTTCATTGGCGTTAAATGCCCTCCAAAACGCGTCCATCAGCCCGACATACTCGAAGTCTTCCTCTATCGCTTTGGTCGTGATACACTTTCCGTCTATACTCGTGCCCGTGGTCAGTCCGTTCTCATATGGTCCCTTCGCCGGGTCGGCTTCCAGACACTTCTCAATGAAGTCATTGTAAAACTCAGCCTTGGTCGCCTCCTTCTTGAACTTCAAGGTGGGATTCTTCGGCTCGGACGGTGTGAATACCTTCAGCACCCACCGCCAGTCCAGGGAGTAACCCCTCGTCCTTCTCTTCGGACTCAGTACCATCACGCTGGACTTGCCGTTGCAGATGGTCGCATTCCTCTGCCCATAGTATGGGTCTTTGATGACCGCCCTCAACTTCCCGTAAGTGTTTTCACGCAGATAAGCCTGCGCCTGCTCAATCGTCATTGTTGCCATAACTAAATGTCCTGTGCTTCTTCATAATTGTCGCAAGCATACAGGGTCGCGACTTTCCCGTTCCGGCTGACCTTCAGGCCGTAATACTTGAACATGGGATGCTCGGCAGTGTACTTGTCTGCATCCTCGTGACTCTGAGAGATTGTCTCCCGAGTATATTTTCCTATTGCCTTTTTCATACCTTAATCGCTATAAAAATCCACTGGCTTGCCGCTCCATATATGGGCAGTGCATCCGCCCAGCTTCAGATATCCGCCTTTGCCTATCCTTCCCATCTCTTCATCTCCCCTCTCCGCAAGGTCGGGCATCATATATCCGTTCTGTCCGTAGCCGTCGTGACTGACTACCACCCTTCCTAACTTCCTCACCCAAATACTGCTCTTGCTCGTCCTGGTCACTATGTAGAAGTATGGTATCTTCATACTGTAGTGAAACGATGCATCCAAAATGTCGCCCGGCTTGAAGGTGCGAGCGTCCCAGCCGTTCCTGGCCGTACCATAATCAATAACTGCCATACTATGCTCCGATTACTTCTTCAATGTCAAACTCCTCATAGAACTCATCGTAGTCAAGGTCATTGTCCTCAATGTAGTCATCCACGACTTCCGTTATCTCGTCATACAGCTCTGGGAACGCCTGGTCAAGCGGGCAACGCCACTTGTCAATGTTGTCCCACGCAATAGCGACCTTCTCTTCATAAAGGTCAATCTTCTGACGGCAGAGGCCGTCAAGTTCCTTGTAGTTAATCTCCATAATAGTGTAGTTTTGGATATTTGCTCAAATCGGCATCCGCAGCCCTCTCTCTCGTGGCACATACGAACGCCTCTATTACCTTGCTTGAGTCCCAATCCACCTCTGCGCAAGCCAGACACTCGTCATCGTCCTCAAGCTCAGCAATAATCTCTATCAACTCGTAGATGGCAAAAGACCCCTGAAACTCATCCTCCCTCCATTCGCTCAAATCCTTCCTCAGTTTCTCAAGGTCATCGGTTCTTGTGTCATCCCTCTCGCAGAATGTGAACCCCATATCACCGACAGTCTGACCGAGTTCGGCATCCCACCAAACCCGGTCAACCATCCATATCTTCTTCTTAATCATATCATCATATAGTCATCCGCCAGACTGAGGTAGTCGTCCGGGACATCAAAGCCGTAATACTTCAAAGTTGATGCGACACTCTCAAATGTATGGAAAACCATATCCATCCCGCATCCGCTGATTGACAATGCATCGGAATTGTTCCGAGCATATCGCCATCCCAACTGACTGAAGAAATAGTTGAACTGATAAATGGCAGGGCGACCATTGGCCACTATCCCGACCTCTCCGAAGAAAATCTGCCTGCTCAACCCGTCCCTGCTCACTTTCTTTACACTCGCTATGAGCCTGTGCTCTTTGAGGGCTTTTATGAACCTTTCGGCATTACGGATGCCCTCCTCCGTCTTAAGATAATCTTCTCGTTTCATTGTTATGCTACTCTGATTACTATTACTCCGTGAAAGTCAAAATCCCTCAACGAATCGCCTATTCCAAGTTCCTGAATCCGCCCGACATCGTCAAAGTCAAAACCAAGATTCTCCAATTCAGCCAGAGCGCAAGGTGTCGCGCACCAGCGTCCGTCATTGTTATACTCCACTGTGTTGATTACAATGAAGTGCCTCACATCGCCCTCAATTATCATTTTACCATCGCTTTAAGTTCCGCCTTGATTCTCCTCGCAGTATCGCCCTTCCAAGTGCCGGCGTTTGATAAGAAGTACAGGACCACGCTCTTCGCACTGTCCCATCCATAGGAATCGTCAATGCTATACAGCGACAGCATCGCCTCAAGGTAAGGCATCGCATAGACGCTCACCTTAGCACCCCAGTCCTTGCGTATTTCTCTCGCAATCTCACAAATCGGTCTCATATCTCGTCATTGATTTGGTTGTACAATCCCTCAGGGACGAAGAGGGAGCAGCCGTCCTGCCCCCATTCAACGCCCTCCAAGTCCATAAACTTCTGGCTCTCCGGCCATTCTACCTTGACATACATAGCCTACTTCTCCCCCATTATACGGCTCATAAGAGCGTCCATAGTGTCAAGCCACAGGTCGTCCTCGTCATAGGCGGCGAAAGTCACGAACACAATCTTGCCGACCTGCTCGTCAAGGTTCTTCGGAAGATACTCTTCCCTACCGCCTCCCAAGTAATACAACTGGCGGATGGTGTCAATGTCCGCTTCGCTCTGCGGCTTGGTTACCCACACCTCATTCTCGCCACCGCTGTTGAAGATGTTGCACTCCAACTCCTTATTGATGGTTATCTTCTTGAGCCTTCCCCTCAGCACGCCCTTCGCCGACCTCTCATAGCGTCCGCACTCCTCCTGGTCTGCGAACATTGTTCCGTCAATTGCCTCGTAACCCTCTACTACCTTGGTTACAATCTCTTTTTCAATCTTCTTCATAATAGTTGTGTTTTAAATGGTTGTTTTACTTTTGTTAAATGCTCGTAATGTCTGTTTACATAAGTCCTCTATTGTTACTGGATTTGGATAAGGGATGCCCATCTGGTCTTCATCCATATACCACTCCAATTCGTCTCGCTCCGCTTCCTTCGCGAAGTGTTCGTATAACTCCACGATTCTCTTGATGTCCTGCCAAGTGAGCGCCGTTGATAACTGATGGAGTACTTCAAGGACTTCCACCCACCCGTTATAGCCCTCGCTCTTAAGGTGTTTGCATACATCCCCGAAGGCTAGCTCCTGGGTATCGCCCCATACATTAGACTTCACCATATCCTATCCCTCCACTAATTGCGGGCCGCTACCGAGTAGCCACATATTACACTCCATAGCCAAGTCCGTTCCGTCCTCCACTCCGAACTCCTCGTAAATCTTGTCGCACTCGCTTATCTTGAGTTTGTGCTTGGTGCAGTCAACCTGCCCTTCAAATGTCGCCAAGTCAACGCTCGGCTCGCTCCTCAGGTACATCTGCCTGATGAACTCTCTTGCATTAAACTTCTCCATTCTCCTTGCTCTCTATCAGTTCTACAAACTGGGTCACTTTCGCCTCGTTATAATCGTCCTCATTATAACTCTCCCACTCAACCTGCTCCGCCCACTCAATCTCACTCTCCGCGTTGAACTTCGTTATCCTCATCTTGACGCACCAATAGTCGCTCTCTGACCGATACGCCTCTACACATACAAATCCTCTAATGTCCGCAAACCTCTTCTGCAACTTGCCGAAGTCGGTCAATACTTGTTTTCTTGTTTTCATACTTCTCTCATTAAAAAGGGCGACCTATTCAGCCGCCCCGCCTTCGTTTAACATATCCGTTTCAGCCTGTGCCCCCGCCTCAATCAACTCCTCCTGACTCACTTCCACTTCCAAGCCGTTCTGCACAGCCTGCAGTGCTACATAGTCCAGCACCGCTAACTCAACTGCCACTAATCCGAGCAGTCCGATAATCGTCCTACGCCCTTCCATAGTGGTACTCGTGATTAGTTACATACCATCCGAACCTCTCGCAATGCTCCTTGTTCAGTTCGTTCTGCATTTCTACCGAGTGCCTTCTCCACCTTCTCTCCAACTCCCTCGGACTCACTGTGCCGGCCACATAGGTCAGCACCTTTTTGCCCAATCCGAGCCTTGCCCGTCTGAGCTGATTCATCCAATAGTTGTTCATATTATTTTTCCTCGTTAAAGGGTTATACTCTCGCCTCCCTTATCATCGCCTCGGGACACTCCTCCCACGGCATTACATTGTACTTCTGCATAAGGTCAACCCACTTGGTCTGTCCAAATGACTCACCCCATTTCTTCACAAGATACTGGCGTAGCATCGCCATTGATTCACTTCTGCTCCTCGTTTAACCAATCCACGCCAGCAGGTAATCCGGCTCAAGACCATACTCCGCCAGTAATTCATCGTACTCGTTCAACCCAACCGTGCGGATGTCCTTTCTCAAAAGACGATTCATCCGGTGGTTCAACTCAATGTACTCCGCGTCAGTCAAAATGCTCCGCATCTCGTCCTGCCAAAACTTCCTTACATTGCTCATCTTTCGTTCAATTAAACAGTTAGTGGACGCATCGGGTATCGCTCAACCGACTCGCCCTGCCGTTCATATCGTTTTTATCTTTCCCGCTATCCTCATAGCGAGCGTTAAAGAACCTTCCGATATCATAGCCTCCACAACGCATCGGGTTCTTCGGCATCCTCCGCGTTAAGTCGCAATCCGTGCTGCCAGTTACCCGACAACACTCCCAGCACGCCCTCCCGTCCGCACCTTGATTCCGTACCTATTCAACGCTACCATCCGATTGTGTCGCTCATCACGACAACAACCGCTCACGCATATCCGTTCCCGTATATCATTCTTCCGTGCTGGTCGTCCAAGTTCCCTATCATCACACCGCTCCGATATCGTTCCATTAATCGGTGCAGGCTACAGGGCATAAGCAGTGCCTGGCCACTCTCGTTGTTTATAGTCCTTTCCTACTACGCAGGTCGTGTACTCCCGCTGAACTAAACTACTGGATACATTCGGGCATTATTCCTTCGGCTCTTCCCCGTCAGGCTACACTCTACGCTCCACTCCTAATAAGTGGTTAGGTGCTGGTTCGCCACTCTTACTTGATTGTTCGTTCGGATACGGCACAATCGTTCAAATGCACTCCCCAGTCAGGGCGTCCCCTTACTCTCTCGTTCGTCGTTCGTCGTTCAGGACTCGTTCAATATTGGCTTTTAGTTCGTGGCGGCGTATCGTGTCATTCTTTCAGGCAGTCAGTCCGTCAGCACCCCAAATTGTAAAAGGGCGTATTTTGAACCCGCAGGGAGTGTCGCTCTCCCTGTGGGTGTGTTGGTGTATGTAACTACCTTGTTACTTTGTGATAGGCACTACAATAGTCTGCTTAAAACGGTTTCCGATTCTTTCAGATTCAATGCAATTTAATGCACATTTCTTCAGCAAACCGCGCGCGGTTGCACCGCTAAGATTTGCTAGTTTAAAATAGGTATTACCGTTGTTGTCTTTGTACTTATTGCAAGGCTTTAAATCCTCGGTAACGAATTTTGAAAAATTCTTAATAAGCCATATTTCCGGCTTTTCTCCGATACCGCCCGAGATTCCTGCAATAACCGCATTAAGTGCTTTAAATGCGGTATCTTCGTGTTTCAGCCCGTCCCACTGCAGTTTTAACTGCTTTTCGTAGTTACTGAAAAACGCTTTTACTGATTCTTTTGCTTTTTTAGAATCTTCGTTGTTAAAGAGATTTGCGTCTCTTTCTACGATAACTACTCTTGTAGTTACTTCGCTCTTGTTTACTTTGTTTGCCATAATTAAATAAATTTAATATTGTTAGTAATGTGTTGTCAGTGCTGATTTTTGAGCGGTTATTAGTGTTACAATCTATTGCAGCATTTTCACCGTACACCTATACTATAGCACATTATATGCCAAAGTGCTGTGCCATACTCCCATTTTTCCGCAATTTTCTTCATTTTTTTAAAAATCGGCTTCCTGGGGCTGTCTGCGGGCGTTTTTTATATGCATTTATTTTGCATTTTATTCCATTTTTCCACATAGCAATTTTTAAGGTTTGGCACACCACTTTTCAACTGACAAATTGACAGAATTTTTCTGACAACATGGCATTGTATATACTGACAATATGGCAGAGCACATGCCATTGTATTAATGTGTTAGTACACCCATACACAACCAACCCCAAAAACGCACAAATAAACAACGCATAAAACGCCCATAAACCCACTTTTTAAGCCAATTAAAACGATTTAATAAAACAACCTTAATAACACATTGACCAACATTTTTTAAAACGATTTAATCGGCGCGAAATGCGGATGCTTCTAATTTGGAAAAGTTCTAAATTGTAAAATGCTGATTTTCAAGCACTTACAAAAATGCAACGAACATCACGCAGTCGTAAGTGATTGATTTTCAAGCACTTAGCAAAGTTTTAAAGGGGTGGAAGGGGTGCAAGACAACCCCCGCCCTACGGCTAGGGTGTGATTCTGAAATTTTTTTTCTTGCATTTTTGGGGTGGAGTGCTGATTACCAGGAGGTTGCGGATGTGTAAGTGTAATCTGTGGTATTTGTGGGAGATTGAAAATTTTGTTTACACCAAAAAGTGTGTAAATGCCACGCTTGTAAGTAAGTGATTTTCAGCGATTTACAGAGATTTGTGGTATTGTGGTAGAAAGTACATATAAATAACACGAATTTAACCTCTACACTTACGCCCTATCGTTACGCAGGAGGAACCACTTTAGAAAAAACGGGTTCTATCTACCACATCTCCCACAGACCCCTCGTAAGACACTGATTCAGAAATATTTACGGACCGTGGTATTTGTGTGGTATTACCGATTTTGTAATGCCACAAATGCCACAGGCACGGGATTTGTAGCTGAATCCGACCGTATGAAAAATTGGAAATTGAGCATAAGCGGGGCTGGTCATCTTCGGAGGCGAGTGATGACGGGGGAGGTGTCCGAGTTCATATATAAGGAGGGCTCGGAGGAGAAGATGCGCAGGGGTCCGAGGGTCGGGACGGTCGTGCCGTTGTGGCTGGACTCCGTGGAGAGGGAGTGCTTGGAGAGGATGGGATACGGGGAGGAGTTCCTCGTGCGGATAGAGGAAGTGAGGGTCGTGCGCGGGTTGGACGGAGTATATAGGATGTGGCTGAAGGTTAGTCCCGTGAACGGGTATGTAGGATGTGACTTGGACGGATTTTCGAGATGGCGGTATTTAGGGTAGGTCAGGACGAGAGGCGGAAGGCTGTTCCCGGGTACGGGGGCAGGTACGAGGTGAGCGACCTCGGGAGGGTTTTCTCCGGGGGAATGGAGATGTCGCTGATAAGGGGCAGGTATGTGAACCTGTGCTGGAGGGGCGAGGTCAGGAGGGTGGATGTGTCGTACCTGGTCGCGAGGGCTTTCGTTCCGAATGTGGAGGGGAGGCTGTATGTGGAGCATCTGGACGGGGACTTGGAGAACTGCCGGGCGGACAATCTGGTCTGGGTCGAGAAGTGTGGGACGCTCGTGAAGAGAGGCAGGGGCAGGAGGGTGCTCGGAGTGGTGCAGTACACCCTTGAGGGAGACGAGGTGGCGAGGTTCGGGAGCGTGAAGGAGGCGAGTGAGATGACGGGTGTGTCGTGCAGCGTGATAAGGGGCTGCGCCGAGGGGAGGACTGAGAGGGGTCGTAGATGGATATTCAGATATGTATTATAGGGAAGTGACGGAGATAATGGTCGGGGAGAGTCCCGAGGAGGCGGTGGAGCGTTGCAAGGACGCCCTGAAGGAGAGGCTGTGGAAGGAGGTCTGGAGGGACGCCGTGGAGGTGTCGGGGGCGGAGGTGCATATAGAGGGCGGCAGGGTAGAGGTGACCCTGGGTGAGAGTGACATTTTTTAATTTTTTACAGATATGAAAGAGATTAGGTTTAACATTTGTGACGAGGTGTTCTACTTGAACACAGCCACCTGGGCGGTGGAGAAAGGAATGGTCAAGGGCATACAGGTTGTCCCGATAGGGATAAGCAGGGATGCCGAGGGCAGGGAGGTCTTGGACGGAGACAGGGTCCTGTACGCGTTGAAGGACGGTGGTGTCGTGACTGACGCCGAGGCTTTCGGGAGTGCGGACGAGGTGAAGAAGAGAGTGAGGGAGTTAGTGAGGGAGTGGAATGGAGTGGAAGTACAGTGAGGAGAATCCCCTGCGGGTCTTTGAGGCGTTCGCGGGGTACGGGAGCCAGGCGATGGCTCTGAGGAACATAGGGATTCCGTACAGGGTAGTGGGGATAGCCGAGATAGACAGGTACGCTATAAAGGCGTACATGGCTGTTCACGGAGAGACGAGGAACTGGGGGGATGTGACGCAGATGGACTGGAGCGAGGTGGAGGACTTCGACCTTCTGACCTGGAGCAGTCCGTGTCAGGATTTCTCCAATGCCGGCCTGCAGAAGGGCGGGGAGGAGGGTTCCGGGACGAGGAGCAGCCTCCTGTGGCGTGTGAAGGATGCGATAGCGGCGAAGCGGCCGAGGTACATATTGTTCGAGAATGTGAAGGGTTTCGTGTCGGGGGACAATCTGGCCACCTACAAGGCGTTGTACGAGTATCTCTCCGGGGAGGGATACAGCGTGTTCGCGCAGGTCTTGAATGCGAAGGACTACGGCGTGCCCCAGAACAGGGAGCGCTGTTTCATAGTGGCCATTCAGGGAGACACTTGGTACAATTTCCCCCAGCCGAGGGAGTTGACCGTGAGTCTGGTGGACTTGCTGGAGAAAGAGGTGGCGGAGAAGTACTACCTTGACCAGGCGAGGGTTGACCGGTTCATAAGCGAGTTGCCGCCGGAGAAGCTGGCGATGCTGGAGGGGTTATGATTCGCAGGTCGGAAGAAGTGATAGTGCTGGGGTTGTATTCCCCGAACAGCCAGATGGGGGGCAGGGTCTTTGATGTGAGAGGCGTTGCCCCGACCGTGATGGCTGGGACGCACGGGTACGGTTTCGGATGCATATTGCTGTATGAAGAGGATGATGAGCGTAAAGAAGATAGGTAACCTCTTTGGGGCGACAGGAGGGTCTTTTGCGGGGAACATCTATGACCGCAGAGGGCTCTGTCCGACGATTAACTGCGCGGGTGGAGGCTGGAGGGAGCCGATGATTATTGAAGAGTATGAAGGTTCTGATAAGGTATCCTCACGGGTGGTTTCCGGGAGGGATATGGGAGAACGAGTACGCCCCGACGGTGACGATATCGGCGTGGGAGCATAACAATTATGTCTTGGAGTGCTATGAAGAGGACGATGATACTGAAGAGGGAGCGGAGCGAGGAGGAGAAGCGGAGGCGTCATCTGTACGGTGACAAGGGCGCGAAGTTCAGCAAGGCGAAGGTGCCCTGTGTTGATACGGGCGGCGTGATAGGCACTGTGACGACGATGGTGACGAAAGATTTGCTGTTACTGGAGATATATGACTAGGGTCGGAGCATACGGGGTGAGCAGGACGCGGGACAAGAAGGGTGTCATCGTGAAGCGGGATGTGAGGGACTGGGTGAACTGTGTGCACACGATGGCGGGAGCAGGCTGGGAGACTATGGAGATACTGGTATTAGAAGTATATGAAAGTGATGATGTGTGCGTTGAGGGGCAGGGGCGGGAAGCCTGGTGAGAGGGATTCCTGGCATCTGCGCCTGGAGATAGGCGAGGAAAGAGTCAGTAATACGATTGACTCCGTCCAGAAGGATTACCTGCTGATGGAGATATATGACGGCATGGAAGTTGCAGGGACGGAGTCTGAATTTGAATGATATGGGAAAGGTTTACAAGATTAGGAAACTGACGGCGAGGGAGTGCTTTCGCCTGATGGATGTGAGGGACGAGGACATTGACAAGATTAAGGAGTCGGGGATAAGCGAGTCGCAGCAGTATAAACTGGCAGGAAACAGCATTGTGGTGGCGGTATTGGAGGGTCTGTTCACGCAGATGTTCCGAGAAGATTCCGACGCTTTGTTTTAAAATAGAATTTTTATATATTTGCATTTGCGCTTAGGGGTACGGCGCGAAAAGGAAGTTTAGCCAGAGCGGATAGGGGAGTACCCACCTTTCCTTCGGAGAGGACCCCTGTCCGTTCTGGCGTTTTTTCACTAAACCGCAACAGAGTGAAGTTTGAGGGAGTCATAGACTATCTCGTGTCCACCGCAGGGGACGAGATAACTGGAAAGGGAGCAGGCGACAACAAGGTCGACAAGTTGAAGGAGGCTGAGTTGTGCGAGGCTCTGGACTCGTATATCTGTGGTGAGGAAGGCGACGAGGGGTGCGACTATTTCAAGGTGGAGGATGGAGATGTCATTTTCCTATATAACGGTCACGCATACGAGAAGATAGATGAGGTGCAGATGCGCTATATCATCAAGAAAGTTCTTGAGAGGACGGATGTGGGTACCGTCTATAGGAGGAATTCGGCGAAGAAGATTGCGGAGGAATGCAGGGATTCACTGCTTTCCAACGAGAGGTGCAGGTTCATACCCGACAGGCGTTATGTGGTGTTCAACAACTGCGTCTTGGACACTATGGCGAACCGGGTATATGAGCACGACATAAAGTATAAGACTGATGTGGTTCTAAACTTTGACTATGATAACGAGACGAGGAGTGCCCTGTGGGACAGGATTATCACGCAGACTATACCCGATGAGGGGCAGAGGCGTGTGTTCCAGCAGTTCTGCGGGGCGTTTCTCGTTGATAGACGCAGGTTCAAGATTGAGTACCTCTGCATGTTGATAGGAAACGGGCGGAACGGAAAGTCCGTGGTGACGGATGCGATAGCGGGGGTGTTCGGGGACGGGCTGATAAGCAGTTACTCTCCCGAGCAGTTGTTTGGAGCAAGCAGCCACTGCCTGTACAATCTTGCGGACATCAACGGCAAGATAGCGAACATCTGCGATGACTTGAAGAACAAGGACTTCTCTGGAGGCGATTTCAAGCAGTTCATCTCGGGGCATAAGTTCCAGGCAAGGCATATCTACGGGCGACCGTTCGTAGTGAGCAGGATTCCCCTTATGATATGCTGTATGAACGAGATTCCGCCGACGACGGACGACACCTTGGGGCATTACAGGCGACTGTTGCCGATTATGTGCCCGAACCAGATTGCGGATGACGAGGTGGACTACGAGCTCCCCGAGAAACTGGCCGCGGATGAGGTGCGTTGCGCCATTTTCAACTGGATTCTTGAGGGTTACAGGTCTCTTGTGGCCAACAAGGGCAGGATTGAGGTCAGCGACTCCATCAAGGAGATAAGGGAGGATATCAAGACTGAAGCCAACTCCGTGAGGAGATGGATAAAGGAGATGGACTATGTGCCTGGGCATAGAAAGGCGGACTGGAGGTCTATGAAAGAGTGGATGTCCATCTATCAGAACTACTGCAAGGACTATTCCGAGGTCCCCAGCACGCCCAAAAAGGTCGGGAAAGTGTTCCGTGAACTGGGATTTCCAAGCGAGAAGAGGCGCGACACCACCTGGTGGTGCATCGCGAAGAGGGATGACGAGCCCGTCAAACTCACGAACCTGCCCGTGGAGGAGGATGACGCCGATTTACCGTTCTAGATATGGCAGATTACAGGGTTCATAGGGTTTTTGAGCAAATACCCTCCATTTTGGGTATGGATTTGGTGCGTAAGGGCGACAAATGGGAAGGTCCGTACTACCTCAACGGCGACAGGCACGCCTTCAGGAAGGAAAAGTTGAAGGTGGCGAAGTGGAAAGGGCAGATTTGGCTCTTTGAGGAGGGTGGAGATTCCATGAGTCTGACCAAATGGCTCGTGGAGAACGGCAGGGCGACCGATTATAGGGACGCGATACGGCTCTTGGAGGGCGACAGACGCCCTTTTGTATATGATGCAAGGGTAAGGGAGAAGGAAAAGGTCGTGAAATATGTCCCGATTGACGCTCTTTTGGGCGCAAAGGCGTATGATTTGACCCTCAGTCCCCTTTTCAGATATATGTGTCGGCTTTTCCCCGAGAAGAGGGTCAGAGAGGTCTGGGATATGTATAATGTGACCGCCAACAGTAAGCACGGAACGGTTTTTTGGTATGTGAACGAGTCCGGGCATATATGCCACGACAAGATTTTATGGTATTCCGACGACGGGCACAGGATAAAGACCCTGCCGATGAGCAGGCAGTACAGGATAGGTGACGGATACACCGAAAATCCGCTTTTCGGGAGTCATCTGGAGGGCAAGATAGAGGGCATAGTGGAGTCCGAGAAGACCTGCCTCTATGCGGCCTGCTATTACGGGGGAATCTGGCTCGCCACGGGCGGAAAGAACAATATAAAGGACGCTGGGGACATTCCTCTCTATCCAGACAGGGATGCTGAAGCCTTATGGGCAAAACACGGGAACTGCGTGAAGTGGTATGAGAACTGGAAGGGGTGCGGAGAGCACTCCGACCTCGGAGATATGATAGAATACAAGGTTTTAGGATATAAACGCTAATTTAGAATGATTCCAGATTACGACGGATGCATATGGGCTGTAGAGCCTGAGCGGAGGCAGTGCGAGTTCTGCGTCTACAGGGAGTGCGAACTCAGGGAGAAGGAGGAGCAGGCGAGGCGGGAGCAGGAGAGAAGGATTGAGTCCTATGTCGAGATAATGTCCCAGATTCTGGGCATTGACATAAAGGCACGGTGCAAGGAGCACGACTATGTCTGGGGGCGCAACATCGTAGCCTATCAGATGTTGAAGGATGGGTTGCGTCATAGGGTAATAGCCGGGTATCTGGGCATTGACAGGAGTTCAATCTTCCACATCGCGAAGAGAGTTGAAATGATGCTCCAGTACCCCAAGAGTTACTCCAAGGAGATGAAGATTTGGAGAAGATTCCAGGAATTGACATATTTGCACAAACAATAGGGCTATGTTTATCAGATTTCAGAAATGGTGGTTGTTCAATATCGCCAATCCCGTGCTTGACGAGGTTGAGCTCGGGGCGTTTCGCATCACTTTCCGCAAGTACTTTATGGAGATAGAGACTATGAGCGGAAATTTCTCGGCGCGGTACACCGCTGCCGAATATCCTTACGGATATCTCTTGGAGGCTATGAACCAGAACAAGCAGGAGACCGTCCACGGCTTCTGCGAGAGGGTTTATATGTGGTCTATGCTGATTCTTCGCGACCAGAAGCTCGCAGATGATATGGATGAGGCTGTGCACCAGTATCACAAGCGTCTGGAGAAGGACATCAAGGTTGAGGAGAATGAGACCGAGGAGAAGATTGCCCTTGAGGGGGAGAAACAGATTCAGGAGTATGTGGAGGCGCCGCCGAAGCAGAAGAGGAAGATAGAGCGTGACGCCAACGGCAGGTTCAAGAAGGCGGTACGGGATTTGCAGGAGACGGAATAATTACCTATCTTTAATTTTGCTATGGTCGAGGTAGCAATAAGGAATTAACAGCCCGGATTAGTAGGCAGACGCTCGACCCGTCTACTGAAAGTTCGGGTTTTTATTTTGTGTATGAAAGAAACTTGGAAACCCGTAGTCGGTTATGAGGGATTATATGAGGTTAGTGACAGGGGTAATATTAGGGGGTTATATGCAAGAAAACATAAGCAGAATCTCTCCCCCGCACATAACAGGAAAGGATATCGGTATGTCTGTCTTCATAAGGAGGGGCAACGGAAGATAAAGAAAGTTTATCGTGTTGTGGCGGAAGCATTTATCCCTAATCCATATCATCTACCTGAAATAGACCATATTGATGGGACGCGAGATAATGATGTTGCGTGGAATCTTAGATGGGTGACGCATAAGCAGAATATAAACAACCCCATAACGAGGGAGAGATTTAGGGATGTTAAAATCGGGGAGAAAAACAGTTTCTGGGGAAGGCATCATAGCGAGGAGACCAAACAGGCTATTAGCGACAAGAAACGAGGTATGATTATTGTAGAGCAAGAGATTATTTAGTATTATGGAACAGGAGAATATTCATTTTAGAATGGGAGGGCGTCTAAGTCACTGCGGTGTGGAATGCCTCCCGAATGGCAAGGATATCGAGAGGATAATCATAGCCAAGATTGAGTACAAGGAGAAGGAAACGATTAACGGACGAGTAGAAATGGGCGTTTGGGTGGCGCATTTTGCGCCCAATCCATACACTAACCTTCCGATGCTGCTGAATGCTACCAACCGCAAGAGGCTGGTCAAGCAATTTCCCGAATGTGACGGGTATCCTGCCCGCCTGGAGAATGTGCCCGTGAGATTGACGAAGGAAAAATGCCGTGATGTGCAGGACGGAGGAGAGACTTGGGGATTGAGGATAAGCCAGATTCCCGCTTCGGAAGCCCCCGCTCCCCAGAGAAAGACCGTCCCCGAGGATAAGGTGCAGGCGGTCATTGACTGGGCTAAGAAGAACGGCAAGACTATGGCCGACATAGAGGCTATGTATACGATGAGCGAAGCGGTGCATGCCGCACTGGCTGATGCTCTGGATGATTTACCCGATTAATGACAACTTATGACAAAAGAAGACATTTGGCTTAAAAAGAGGCTTGGAATGATTACTGCCAGCGAATTAGGGCAGATTACCAGTGCCAGTGGAAAGATTATTGACGGAAACCTGTCCTATATTCGTTCAAAGAGATGGGAGCGCAAGCGCGGATTCGCCCATCCTGCATCTGCTCGTACTATGGACATAGGGAACGAGCAGGAGCCGATGGTTTATCAGTGGGCTGTGGAGAATCTCATCGGCGGGTTGGGGTTTGATTCCATCGTTTATTCGAAGGACTTGCCCGAGATACCGTTCTGGAGGGCTACGGATTGTCCCCTTGGGGCGTCACCGGATGCCTATACCCCGGACGAGCGGATAGTCTTTGAGTTCAAGACGCTCGTGGGGGCTACTTCCATAGAGTTCTTCGGTGACGAGCATACTCCGTACGAGGAGAAGAAACTGGCTGTCGTGAAAGACCATCTTGACCAGATTCTCGGTCTTTTCTGTTCCAACTCTGCGGTAGAGGAGGTCTGGCTGATAAAGTACATCTATCAGGACGATGACATTATGGCTGACACCGACAGCCCTCTCGCCTCGTGGAGAGGTCTGGTATTCAAGTTCAAGAGGTCTGACTACAAGGAGTCCATCGCACAGATGAAAGAGCGTGTCCGCCTTTTTGATGCGATGATAGACTCGCCGGAAAGCCCTGTCAACTTCAAGAAAGGAGGATGGTATGTTGATGCTAATGGAAGACTCCAGCACGATTAATGTCGTAAAGGACGAAACCGGGAAGGTCTTGGCAAGAGTTTTTATGGTAAACGGAGTCCTGCATGTCTATAGGACTCCGTGCTGTACCATAGGAACATACTTTCAGATTCTCTCATTCCTGGAGGAGCAGGGCTATAAAGTGCTATGAGGAGTCCGTTGAACAGAACGACCGCGCCACAGGTGCTGAAACTGCTTGACTACTGCTTCAAGCAGGGCGTCCTTGACGCCTGTGAATTGGGAGATGACTACTCCGCCAGGGATTGGATGGAGGCGCGAAAGGAGGACGGGGGCTATGGGCTACTTTCCGACATAGAAACTCCTTACGACTGGAGACGATGGCGTTTCACCCTGTTCAGATGGTGTCGCAACGCCCGTATGGGGAGCATAGGGGAAACCTATATTGACAGAATATGTAAAGTGTCTAATTTCCTCTTCTGCGTGGTGCCCATCTCTATGAGATTCTATCTTATGGGGATAGAGGAGTGGCTTGAGTATCCGAACCATACCAACATACAGATATTCAAGCAGAACAGGAAGGTTCATTGGAAGCCCGTCGCCCCGCACCTTAGAGTTATAACGAAGGATGACTTCATCTCCTACATACAGGATTTCGTTTATGAACGCCATAAGTTCCATAAGAGGATACAGGAAGACTGCTCGGAAGAGGAGGCGACAGCGATACTCACCCGAGACGCATCCGATAAATCTTACAATAATTTCGTCAAGGCTGTTTGGGCGTTGACAAGACCATCACAGTTATATGCCGAATTACGAAACTACGAAGAGGACGACGAAAGTCTTTAGTGCGAAACACTCAGAGCCGGGCAGTTTTAGGAAGGGTTACATCCTGCTGCCTGTGGGGTATAAATACAACTCCGAATGGAGGACGGCAAAGAACGGCGACAAGTTGAAACTATGGGACGGGGGGTTGTATACCATCTATGCCGTAAGGAGACTTTCACTTGATAAACCCGAGGCTGACATCCTCTGTCGCCTTAGATATGGCATCCCTTTGAAGAGATGCATTAGTATTTGGAAGAGCAATGCCCTTATTGAGGGGCACGGGGCGAACGCAATCAGTACAGATGAATGCTTATGGATAATATACGATACAGAATAGAATCAAAATTCGCGGATGTGATTCTGCTTCCATCCAATGCGATTGAGTCTGATTTTTGGACATCAGAGAACGGGGTCAAGGCGACCTTCATCACTTCGGATGATGTCATATGCAAAGCAAGATGGCTGTGCACTTGGAGAAACTTTGAAGGGTCATACGACGACCTGCTGGACTCCATTTGTACCGCGAGATGGAATGCCCCGTTTGTAACCATCCGCTCCCTATGGCTCTCAAGGCTTGGGAAGGTGGATGAGTTCTGGCACTTAATAGAATTGACGAGGATTGGTTGAGCTCAGAGGATATCAGGAGGTGGCGGTGCGAGAGATTCGTGAAGCCCTCGGGAAATACAAGAGAGCGGTGTGCGTGATGCCGACAGGCTCTGGCAAGGGGCTGGTGCTCGGGTATACCGCCGCCCTTGCCTCCATAAAGGGCACAAAGACGCTTATTTTGGCTCATAGAGAGGAAATACTGAAGCAGGACGCCCGGCAGTGCCAGAAGTGCGGGATTGAGCCTGAAATCGTATCTCCGAAGCATAGAAGAGTCCCGGGCGGGCTGGTCGCCTGCGGTATGGTGCAGACCCTTCGCCGGAGGATTGAGAAGCCTGAGTGGCTTGAGTATGTCAAGTCCGTCCAGATGCTCATCATAGACGAGGCTCACCTGTGCGACTTTGATTTTGTCTTTGACCACATCTCCGACAAGTGCTATGTCGTGGGCTACACTGCGACTATGGCTCGTTACGGAGGGATGACGCAGGCAGGTCTGCAGTACAATGCGATAGTCCTGGGACCGAGCGTCAAGGAACTCATAGATATGAAGTACCTGTGCAGATGCAGGCTGTTTTCTCTGGACGCCCCGTCAATGGACGATGTGGAGTGGGATTATGGCAGGGGAGATTACGCCCTGGGGCAGATGGCGGCCAAGTTCAAGTCCAAGGCTCGGTATGTCGGTGCTGTGGACAACTATCTGAGGATATGTCCCGGCGAAAAGGCAATTGTCTTCGCCTGCAGTTCCGAGCAGTGCATCGGGCTGACAGAAGAGTTCAATTCTCGTGGCATAAAAGCCAGATACCTCCTGTCCGGCAGTTTTGACGAGGATGAGGAGTTGAGCGGAGAGAGGAAGGAAATCGTGGAAGCATTCAAGAGAGGGGATTTTCCTGTACTAGTCAATCTCGGAATCGGCGTGGCTGGGCTGGATGTGCCCGACATCAAGGTAGTGATGTTGATGTATGCCACGACATCCTTAGTCAAATACCTCCAGAGCCTCGGGCGTTGCAGCAGACCTGCAGAGGGCAAGAACTATGAGTTCATATGCCTTGACTTCGGCAGGAACTACGAGAGGCTCGGCAGATATGAGGACGACAGGACTTACGGACTCTGGCACAACACGAGTGCTGGCGGAGGTGTCGCTCCTACGAAGATATGCCCCCAGTGTGGGAAAATGGTGCCCGTATCGTGGTCTGATTGTCAGTTCTGCGGATATCACTGGCCGACACAGCAGGAGGTATTCCAAGCCGAACTCCACGAAATAGCCGAGGAGAATAGCGAGGAAACAATAGAGGGATATGTTGCGAGGAAGAAACTTGACAATTGGAAGAATGACTGGATTCTTCGTGACATTTGCCAAAAACATCCCGAGAATATGAAGGAGGCGTTTATGAAAGCAATAGAGATACTCCGTACAAGGCACGGGGCGAACATTAGCCCAAAATATTGGCATTTTTTCAAGGAGCATAAGCTCGGCAAGGTAAAAGTTAAACAGGATGAAGAACCGAAATTATTATGAAATCAGGAGATAAGGTTTGGGTATGGAATGCCTGGGCGGAGAAGTCAAGGCAGATAGAGCAAGGAACACTTGTCGGATATACAAAAGGAGAGGAGGGTGTGACCGTGCGTCTTGCAGGAAGGGAAAGACCCTATAACTTTCTTGTCTCCGAGTGTTTCCCCACCCGCGAGGCTTTGTGTGAACATTATAGGAAGATATTTGAATAGTTATGAAACCAGGAGATAAGATTTGGTATCTTGACAAGAGGCGCGAGATGCCAAGAGAGGCTGAGATTGAAATGATAGGGGTAGAAACAACACGAAGAGGACGCAAAATCATAACAATCACAATAATAGATTGGGATTTAGTGGTCGCTATTGAACGGTACGGCGAAATAGTCCCGATGCCCTGCATACACTTGAAACCCGAAGAAGTTTTTCTGAGTAGGGAGGCTTTATGTGAACATTATAGGAAAATATTTGAATAATTATGACAGTTAAAGAATTTATAGAAGAACTGCAAGAGTTAGAACAGGATAGGCTCGTCTGGTTCTCAAAAGACGGCTCATATCTGGCTTGGGATATGCCCGAGCCAGTCAGGCTCACAGCCTCAGACGAGGATTATTTTGATAACTACTGTGATGAACGCGGGCGTAGCCCGAGGGAGGGGGATTACTTTTTCACTTATGAAAAATAATTGCTATCTTTGTGAAAACCGCTTAATATGCAAGTATTTGTACCCTACCCATCGCCGATAAATGTCGCCTGCTGTATGGACGAGAAGCGTCTGAACAAGCAGATAATAGAGTGCCAGCAGATTCTTGACGCCATTGACGGCAAGAGTGATGCTTGGAAGAATCACCCCGTAACCAAGATGTATACTCCATACAGGGAGTGGCTTGACCGTTATAAAATCTGCCTCAAGAAGTATCAAGAGGGCGATATGGACACTGCCACCTGGTGGAGCAACCATGCCAATCTCATCCGCCCCGAGTGGATGACGATGACTTTCTGCGACCAGCACAAGAGGAGGTTATATACGAAAGCCCCGACGAAGTACCCGCAGTTTGAGCCATATGGCGAGTCCGAGGAGAACTGGTACATTGTGGACGGACAACTCAAGAGGTACATCAAAGGCAAAGAGGTCTGATATGATTATTGAGAAGCCCGACCAGCCTCAGAAGAGACCTCGCAGTAACCCGGAGATGCGTCTGCAGGCGGAATGCGTCCAGATGGCTTGGAATGATTTTCCTCAGACGAGGAGGCTTCTGTTCCACATAGCGAATGAGCTTGACAGACCTGATGCGAATGCAATGATTGGAGCGCGACGCAGGGCGGAGGGCATAATCCGTGGTGTGTCCGACCTTATCCTTATGATTCCGCGTGGAAAGTACCACGCCCTCTGCATAGAGATGAAGACCGAGTCGGGCGTACAGTCCAGATACCAGAAAGATTGGCAGGGGCTGGTTGAGGCTCAAGGATACAGATACGAGGTATGCCGTAGCAAGGAACAGTTTAAAGAAATTTTAGAGGGATATCTCTCCCTCCCTATACCGAGATAATATGGCATCATTAATACCAATGCGCCCCAAGGGGTTGAATGTTATGCTTCTGCAGGAGGAGATGGACGCCCTAACCTACTATGTCCTCTCTGGATGCACCAAGGAAACGGCGTTCCTCAAGTTTGCACGCCCGGACTTCATTGGGTCAAAGTCAACGCCAGCAATCAAGTCCGCCGTGACCCAGTTCTATGCCACCAAGGAGGCGAAAGAATACATTGAAGCGTATAGAAAGACCATTGAAGACCTCCTTGCCGAGAAAGCCAAGCCCAAACCCACCGAGGAGTCTATGGAGGCGAGGAAGGCGAGGTCAAAGACGAAACTGATAGAGTTTGCCATGACGCTTGCGGATGACATAGAGAATGCGTCCGACCCCGAGGCTATACTGAAGATAGCCGACAAGGTGGGACTCCTCGACCAGGACGAACAGGCAGAAGAGCAGCCACGCAGATATCTCCCAGAGAGTTGCGGGTCCTGTGCATATCGTCAGTTCTGCGAGGACAATACGGAGGACATGTGCCAGTACTGCAAGTATAAGAAGCAGGGAGAGAAGAGCGGAGTTCATTTCAACAAGGAGGAAATGCTTGAATTTCCAGAGAAATAGATGAGCTCTGGCACGGAACTTGATACACCCATCATCGTAGATACATGCCTCAACTGGGCGGTGAAGTATAGTAGCCGCCCTAAATTTTTTTAAGTATGGAAATTTCAGGAAGAATAGTAGCAATCCCGAGGGAAAAAACGGGTTCTTCCTCAAGAGGATTCTGGAGGAAGGTTTTCATTGTAGTCCAGTATGAGGACGGGCAGTATCCGAAGCAGATACTGTTGTCCAATATGAACAAGGCGGAGGCTTTCGCTAAACTCCGCGTAGGACAGACTGGCAAGTTTAAGTTTGACGGAAAGGTAGGAGAGCACGACGGAAACTACTTCCTTGACCTCAACTGCTGGGCGTGGGAAATCAACGAGACCGCCTCTGCTCAAACAGAAGATAACGGACCAATCTAGCATAGATTCTTGATTCATTTATCGTCTCATTAGTATTTACTTTGCACGGGGACCAGTAGCAGTGATGTTACTGGTTTCTTTTTTCATTATTGCATATTAAGAAAATATCGTTACATTTGCGAAGAATGTTCCGCCTTAAAGACCCGAATATCGCATTTCCTCAACGATATGAGCATATCTACAGGGAATTGCCGACGGTTAATTCCAAGGGAGTTGACCGTGTGGGGGACTTCTCTCTTCGCGAGAAGATAGATTTCATACCCCAACCAGGGTTGCAGGAGAATTTCATCCGATGCGACAGCAACATCATATTTCTCTGCGGGGCGGCCACTATGGGCAAGGAACAGCCCTACGACGCATTAGTTCTTACGCCAGAAGGCTTTGTGGAAATGGGCAGTCTTTCTGTAGGAGATATTATCTCTGGTGCAGATGGTGGAGAGCAAAAGATAGTCGCAATCTTTGAGCAGGGGATAAAGGATGTATATAGATTTAATTTAGTAGACGGGGCTTCCGTGGAATCTGGCTTAGACCATCTTTGGTTAGTGCGCCAATCGCTTTATAAGAAGAAGTCTTCTTGGGGCATAGAAACCACGAGAAGTATTATTAAAGCATTTGATTCTAGGGGCACATCATACGGAAGCGTAAGAAAAATTAGTTTTCCTACATCTGGCGCCGTCAAATACGCATCACCCATAAAACCAAGTATCAGACCTTATACTCTTGGTCAGTTGATTGCTGACGGATGCGTTGCTTGTAAACCCGTCCGCATCTATACGCTTGATGAAGATTGTATAGAGAGGATGAGGGGAGAGGGATACGATGTTCTCAAGATGGCTTCAGATAGGTATGGCTATACCGTGAGAGGTAATAATATCTTATCTGAGTTGCGCAGGCTTGGTCTGTTTGGTCATACGGCATCCGATAAATTCATCCCGGACGAGTGCTTCCAATATTGCATTGAAGACAGGCTCGCACTTCTTAATGGGCTAATGGATGCCGATGGGCACTGTATGAAGAAAACAGGGAGTGTAGAGTATTCCACGACTAGTATCCGGCTCGCTAATGATGTGCGAAGGTTATGTCTTAGCCTCGGGTATGTAGCGAAGGTTTTCAGAAGAAAGACCTCGTGCGTTTATCTTGGAGAAAGAAAAGAATGCATCGCATATAGAGTCCGTATTATAGCCAATAATGCAAAAGAGTTGTTTTATCTTGACAGGAAGCGGGAGAATGCTGGGAGGGATAAGACAGGTACTGGATATGACGCGCTACGACATCTTGAATCTTATGAGTATGTCGGTAAGAAGCAATGCAGGTGTCTCCTTGTTTCTAACGAAGACCATTTGTATGTTACAAATGATTTTGTCGTAACGCATAACACATATGCTATGTTGATGAAGTTTCTGAAAGGAATGGACAAACCCGGGTTCTCCGGGCGTTTTATCTCAATGCGTCTTGCAGATTCCAAGAAAGGAACATCTATCTATCGTGATGCGATGGAGCTTCTGGGCAACTACTCCAACTGTGAGACTTCGTCCAGCGATTCCCCCACCTTCGCATGGCAGAAATGGAACTCCGCAATCCAGTTAATCCACAGCAACTTCAACATAGACAACCCGACCGAGTGGGATGACTTCAAGGAACTGGCGAAGAAAAACCAGGCAAGCCTTATCCAAGTGGATGAGGGAACGGCGATGACTTTCAAGATGTTCACCTACTGGATGAGCCGAAACAGGGACTCGTCTGGGATGAAACCTCAGATGACAATGTCTTTCAACGCCGAGTTTACGCACTGGACGACCCAACTCCTCCTGAACGCAGGATACATCAACCCCGAAACTTACTTTATCTATCCCGAGATGAACGGAGTGACGAAGTATATGTACTTTCAGGGGGATGATGTCAACGATGTCATCATAGGCGACACCCCAGAAGAGGTGGCCGCCTCTGCAGGGATTGTGCTGTCGGAGGCGGATAAAGCGGCGGGACTCTCAGTCAAGGATATGGTGAAGTCCTTCACGATGTTCACAGGAGAGGCCGCGGATAACAGGAAGTTGGTGGCCGCTACCGGGGGCGGCTCTGTAGCGAACCTCCACGCTGTCGGCAAGACCCAGAGGAATGTTCTGTACGGGGCATACTTCGGTCCACAGAACAACGAACGCTCCAGCGTGACGAAGCAGATGGTCTTAGACCTCGTGACCAATCCGATAAATGACGACGAGAATATGTACGCCACTATGGACTTGTCTGGGGCGGAGTCGGATTCCGATGTCTGCCAGATGGTTATCTGGAAGGGTCTTAGGATGATAGCCATTGAGTCCTACAAGGGCGATATGAAGGAGATTGTTCCTTGGATAGAGGGTAAGTTGGCGCAGTACAATGTGCCGATGAGCAATTTCGCCTTTGATGCCACGGGCATGGGATTCTTCCTCAAGAGTTACATCAACGCCAACCCTATAACAGCGAACAGGACCGCCATACAGGAATACGACGAACAAGGCAACCCCGTGACCTTTGAGCAGTACTTTAATATAAGGTCTCAGCTTCTGGGCAAGACAAAGGTGCTTTTTGAAACAGGGCAATTGAGCACAAACCTTGACCTCAACGACAAGTTTGCGTATGGAAAGAAAGGAGAGAAACGCTCACTGCGCGACATCCTTTTTGACGAAATAGACCTGTTCGTAGCAACAACCAAGAACAAGCGAATCTACTACCTCAGTAAGAACGAGTATAAATCTCGTCATCAGAAGAACTCCCCCGACTTGATGGACTCCATCTGTCTGAGGGCTTTTTTTGAACTTGACGCCAGACCGAAGAAACAGCCCGCGCCGGAGGTGGAGGAGGATGCTTACGAAGGATTATATCAGAATTATGGTTACGGACGCGTAGCCGTATGGGTTTAACATAAAATCGCGATTTTTGACCTATGAAGATTTCAAGTTATATCAATCCCGCCAAGAAACGCCCTTGGGTGAGAAGGGTTGCCGACTATTCTCCTGGCAGTGCGGGAAGAGGCTTCTCCTTGAAGACTATGACGCAGGACGACTTCCTTAACGAGGTCTGCCCCGCAGCGCATCCCATCAATTCCCCGATGATGTCCAGACGCCCGATATACGGACCCACTGGAGAGAAGGACAAGAACGGTAAGGATAAGTGGGCGATTGTCGGCTATGATGACATAGAAACTGTCGCAATCGGCAAACAGGAAGCGATAATAGGCAAGAAGATAGCCCACTTCGCAGGGGACGGCTTCTGGGTGTCCAACGAATCCGAGGATTCCGACAGGTTTTCCACACTGATGTCAAGATTTGACATGGCGGGGATAAAGACTGGATACATAGAGGCTGTAAGGGCGGCTTTTAGAACGGGCGATTCCGCAATCTATGTGTATCAAACCAACGACCCTGACGACCCCATTGACTATCAGGTCTACGACTACGAGCACGGCTCAACCCTCTTCCCAAGAGAGAGTTTTGACGGCAGGAAGACTTTGGCGAGGAAATATAAGTTTGACGGGCACGATGCCGTGGATATCTTCACTCCCGACACGATAGAGACTTGGATGATGCTTGATGAGGGGATGGAGGACTACAGGCAGCTCATTCCAGAGGGCACACCCATAGAGAAGAGTGAGGACGGGTACACCCTTGTCAAAAGGAAGGCGGCCCAGGCGGGCAGCAACCTCTGCCAGTGCATCTATTTCCGCGTGGATGACATCCCTACAGGACCAGCCCAACCAGCAATTGAAAAACTGGAGGATGCTAAGACCTATGTCGGAGAGCATCTTAAAGGCTCATCAATGCCTATCCTGTTTATGAAGGCGGAGAAGACCACCAGCCTCCCTCCATCCAATCTGGCGAACAAAATTGTCGGCGTGAAAGGAACGGCAGACGCTCTCGCTCACGCAGATATGAAGTTCGTCGCTCCGCCCGATGCCAGCAATATTGCTACATTCCATATCAACGGAGTTGAGCAGGACATAAGGGACACTTGTATGTCGGTCTTCATTGACCCCGAGGTCATCAAGCAGGGAAGCGACTCATCCACGACGATGAGAATTCTCTATGACCCTGAGATTCAGTGGGCTATGATTCACTGGCCGGAGTTTGAAAAATCCGTGAAGCAGTTGATGCTGGTCTTCAAGGCTCTGGTCGGAAAAGCCGAGGAGGATGTCACAGGTTTTGCCGCCCTCAAGATATCCATCGGTCAGCAGATTTATGTTCCTCAGAACAAGGCAGAGGCTCTCAAGATGGAACTGGATGCGGTTTATGGAAGAATCAAGTCCCGCAAGGCCGCCATCATTGACTCCGGCAATACCCATAAGGGCGATTATGAACAGGTGCAGAGAGAGTGGGAGGAGGAGTTGAAGATGAAAGCTGAAATCCCAGCAGAGGCGAAAGCGAAATACGGCACGAACGGAGATGGCGGGGAAGAGCCGAAGGATAACCCCGGAGATGTAAACAATCAGGCTCCAGGCAAGTCCATCCAGCAATAAAAAGAAAGAAGGGAGGAGCTCACGCCCGTCCCTTCAGAATAGTTCTTCCTTGGGTATTGATTAGATAAGACAAGGCAATTGTAACAAAATGTATGCCGAAATTATTTGTGTGATATTGAATTTTTGTTAAATTTGCCCGAAAGAGAATTTCTAATCTTACATATATGAAGAAAAAAATCCAAGATGCGTTGGAACTGGCTTATAAGGATAAGTTAGGGCTGACGGACAAAAAAGTCTATGCAAGGGTCGCTGCATTGGGCGAAACTTATGTAGCAAATGAAGAGGATATCCCTGCTTTTGTTGAAAGAGCGGAGGACATTCTTAAAGGATTTCAAGGTAAGGACGACCAGGGCAGAGCCCTCGCTGCGGCCAACGCGAAGATTGCTGAACTGGAAGCACAACTGAAGAATTCCGACAAGGGAGGAGACTCCGACGGAGATGACAGGGACGACGACAACGACGGCAAGCAAATCGACTGGAGAAAGACTCTGGACGAGGCTCTTGCAAAAGCAATCACCCCTCTCCAGCAGGAGCTTGCCACCCTCAAGGCCTCAACATCCGCAAAGGAGGCTCTCGCAAACGCCAAGACTTCTTTCTTCGGAGGCGACTACGCCAAGAAGTACAAGACGCAGGCAGACGACGCTTGGGAGCGTGCCGTTGAGATGAACGAGGCAACTGGGAGCAAGATGACCGCAGACGAACTAGTAGCCAAAGCGACAGGTTACTTCAACAAGAGCGTTTCTCGTCTTGGCGTTGACACATCCAAGCCATTCCAGGCTGATTCAGACGCTGAAGACAAGGACGGCACACTTGACTGGAGTGCCGAGAAGAAGAGGCTTCAGGACGAAGGTCGCCTCCCGAAAGACGCAAAATAAGTTTAACCCCAAAACCAATCAGAAATGAGCAATTACGGAAACGCTTTTTTCACTCCTGATTCCAAGCAGTATCCCGGCAGCGTGATGCCCGTGTGGCTTGAGGTTAAGGAGCGCAAGATTGCGGGCGGTACTTTCAGCCTTTCTGGCGTTGCAAAGGGTACAATCTACCCTGCAGGTATGCCCGTTCGTCTTGACAAGATGGGTGGTACTGTGACTCTGCTTCCTACCTTCAAGGTTACCGCAGCAGTTGATTCAGCCGCCACCACACTTGTGCTGAAGCCGGAGACCAACATCATTCCGGCTCAGAGTATGGTAGTAGGTAAGATGACCGCCGCTGGAACAGTAGCCAAGGCCATCACCCTTGGTGCCGCCACCGCCCTCACTGGCACCGACGCTGGCAAGTACCAGTTCACCATCACCGCCAACTCTCTCGGCACTCTCGCCGCAGGTGATATTCTCGTTATCGCTTCAGCGGCAGGCTCAAATCAGGCCGCCGTTCTTCCGAACGGACTGTCTTGGCGTCAGATTGTAGTAGATTCAGACAATGCCACCTATGCAACTGTAGGAGTTGTGACCAAGGGTCAGATTCTTGCAGACCGCATCCCTGCAATGCCCGACTTCTACAAGCAGGCAATCCCGGGTATCACATTTGAGTATGAACTTGACTAATTAGGAGGAAAGAATTATGAACAGATACAGTAACGGTTTCTATACCCTTATGGAGGAAGCTGGAATTCTTTCTTCCAAGAGTTTCAGCCTCTATGTAAGAGATGTCGTAGGTTTCGGTAATATCCAAGACCTCAATCTCGACGGGTTCTCCTGGGACCCCATCTCATCCCTCACCTTTGACTACGAGCAGCTGATTGCCAGCAATCGCCTCAAGGTGATGGCTACCTATGTTGACAAGGACTCCGAGGCCATCCCTCTGGGAACTGAAGGCTTCGAGACCATCCGTGGTGTCATCCCTCGCCAGAAGGCTCGTTTCCTCTGGGACGAGGACGACTATCGTAAGTATCTTGACGCTGTTTCCAAACTGGACTTCCAGAACACAACTGCAAAGCAGTATGCTCTTGACCTCCTCTTCAACGGACTCAGCGACATCAAGAACGCTCACGAACTGTCAATGACCTATCAGCGTGACCAGATGGTTTCCAACCGTGGACTCACTCTCAGCGCAGACAACAACCCTCGCGGTATCACAGGTCTTACCTTCACCGCAAGCGTTCCTGCCAGCAATGTGACCACTCTGGCAGGAAACTATCGCTGGTACACCAGTACCACCGACAAGGACAGCGACCACGAGGGCTCAAGTGCAGACCCTGTTAAGGACATCCGCACCATCGTACGCGCCATGAAGCGCAAGGGCTACACCAACATCATCCTTGAGGTTGATGAGCAGTCCTGGTACGACGACATGGACCACAGCAAGTGGCGCACCGCCATTGGCTATGAGCTCCGTCCCGACCTCGTACTCGCCGCAAGCAATGATGCCAACGCTCTTGCTGTCGGCAAGGCTGCTGGTGACGACGCCGTCCGCGTAGCATTCGCGAAGATAATCGGCATTCCTCTGGCAAACATCAAGTTCCGTCAGGGACTTGCAGCCGTTGAGAAACTGCAGGGCAAGGGTCCGGACGCCAAACTCCAGCGAGTTAGCTTCCGCACCTTCAACGCGAATACCTATGTGTTCTATCCTGCTGGTCCTCTTGGAACAATCAAGTCCGTTCTTCCCCTCGTGCCGGATTCATCCGCGATGTACGCCACCTTCTTCGGAGGCAAGGGTCTCATCCAGTATGAGTACGACGCCAAGGCAAAGGTTCAGGACTGGTGGTCAGAACTGACCGCTCTCTGCGTTCCTAACCGTCCTCAGGAGATGTACTATCTCATTACTTATTCCGCCTAAACTGAAGAGATATGACTGTTGAAGATTATCTGCGTAGTTTGGTCCCAGGTCTTGACCTGCAGGACAATGTTGTTGAGCGTTGTGCCCTCAGTCCGATTGAGGTAGCCCTTGAGCCACTGGAGTTAGACGACGAGGTTGACGCCGATTCAATGTCCGAAGAGGAATTCAGGATGCGTCTGGATTACGCTTCTTCAACAATCTACTATTCGGTGTTGGGAGTTTTCGCTGGCGGGGGTTATTCCGAGCAGGTCGGAGATGTCCGTGCTTCACGAGGGGGCTACACCATTACGATGGCAGACCGTGCGAGGTTCAAGTCTATGGGTGATGCCCTCCGAGTGAAGTGGGGCTTTGAAGTCGAGGAGGACGAATCCACCAGCGAGATGTTTGACGCTAGTTATATGGCGGTAAGATGAAGTTCATTGACTTTCGTGATTCGTGTGTCATAACAAGGGACACCGGGAACAGGGATGAATGGGACAACCCCGTGAACCCCGACCTTATCTATGAAGGCGAATGCCTTTATGAGGAGGGGGGAACTGGCTACGCCAGGTCAATAATCACAAGGACGCCCACCATCTTCATCCCCGGCGTTGAAGTCCAGATACGAATAAACGATTCGGTTACGATAACTACCGAATTTGGGCGAGAAATCAAATCGGTCGTAAGCATCGTGAGGGATATCAATATGCCCTGGAGAACTGGCGTGCAAATCACAAGAGTTGAGTTGAAACAGGCACAAGGAGAATAACTATGGCAGCAAGGACAGATTGGCGAAGAGCAAGCAAGGAGTTCCAGAAGGAGTTACTTTCAAGGTCTGGAGAATATACCGCCCTTGCCGCTAGGATTTTCACCAGTTCTGCCGAGAACTTTCTAGTTTCAGTTGAGTCCTATGGCCAGATGGCTGTTCCCTATTATACGGGTAACCTTTTAGATAGTATAGGCGTGAGAATATTGAACAAGAATACTATCGTCGCCATAAGGACAATGGTTGATACTACTTTTGTTCAGCATGCCACTAAGCCTCAGCATATGAAAGGGCTATATCCTATCTGGGGAGAGCAGGAAATTAACAAGCGAATCACCCGCCCCTCCCGAAGGACGGCAAGAGGTGTCGTCGCTCAGTTAATGGTCGGCGTCCCTTATGCTGAGGAGGTTGATAGAACCCATAACTACTTTCAATCATTGCAAGAAATGTTTGAAACAAGAATGATAGCTGGTATGGCCGCTCTCGGTGCCTATAAATCCTACGGATATAGACCAAATCTTGAACTCCTATGATGCATCCATCACTCATAGAGCCAGACGCCGAACTCTGCGAGTACTTACAGGGTAAGGTGCATTTGGGCGATTCTTCCTCAAGCCCGGCGGTCACGGTTTACCGCGACTGGGGTAGACCGACCAACGGTTTGCCAACAGACTTCATTGTTGTCTTTGTGAACGGTGACATTGAAGGCTTAGGCTCGGGCATTGACTTCGCAAGAGGCAACCTGATGGTAGGGCTATATAGCAAGATGAATGATGATGGCTCGGTCAAGATTAACCGCATCCAAAAAATACTCCAGCAGTTTGATACTCTGATAGAAGGGCTCTGTACGGATAACTACTATTTTGAGTACGATATGCCGCAGTTTATAACTCCTACAACACCGAATCAGGCTTCAGGATATTCAGTTACGATGCTGAATCTGAGGTGGACAACTAACCAAAATTTTAGTAATCCAAAAACAATCATAGAAAATGGCAACTATAATTGACAAGATTGACGCCGCAACCGCCCCATTTGTGGGACAGGGCGACCTTATCATCTTTGCTGCAATCGCTGACTATTCTACCGCGAAACTCTCGGACTTCTCAAGTCCCCAGTCTCTCGGTCAGATTGTTCAGGATAGCACTTCCTGGGAGGGAGAGGATGTCTCCACAGACCAGATTCTTGACGAGCAGGGTAACCTTATCACCGCAAAGGTAACCGCTGGTACTCTTGCTTTCTCCTTCGATATCGCATCTACCAGTGCGAATATGATGAAGAAGTTTATGGCAGCCGCCGACATCGCTTCCGCAAACATTGGAACTCCGTCTTGGCTGACTGGCTCAAACCCTTCAACATCTGCTGTAGGATTTGGTGTAGACCTTCCAGTGTTCACCGTTCCTATTCTCGTCGCAGACCAGGAGAAGAAACGCGCTTGGGTTTATCCTAAGGCTAAGATTACCTCCAACCTCGCTTATTCAGACGGTCTCTACCGTATCCACGCTGTGGTTCTGGCAGAGCAGGTTGATACCGCTTACCTCAAGACTGCTATCCTCCTTGAGGGTGCCCTCAAGTATGAGTCAGCCTAGTCGCGGACTTACTTTAACCGAAACGGGGCGGGCATTACGCCCGCCCTTTTTCAAATAGAACCGTATGGAAAATAGCGAGAAATTTCTGAATGCAGCATACGAAACGCAGGTGGGCGCACCTTGCGTGGTGCAGGTCGGCAGACGCAGATATAAGGTGCGTCAAGTGGCACAGGCTGTCAAGGAGCGAATAGTTTTGCTTGAGCAGGAAGCGCAGGTGCTGGAAGCCAAGGGGAAGCAAGGCGTGCCGCAGAAGGAGGCGAAGAAGATAACGAAGAAGTTGTATTCTCTCCACTCAAAGAAGGCGGCCTACTATCTGCTGGGGAACTGGGCGATTTTCTGCCCTTGGCTTTGGTGGATGAAATGGCACATACTCCAGTTGAGGGGGAATGAAACGACATTCAGGATAAACGAGGCTGGAATACTCAGTGCAGACTTGGGTTTTTCCAAAGCCAACTGGGATATCTCAAGGCAGGAACGCGAGCTTTATATGAGACCGGTTGGCGAAGTCGCCAAGCAAACGCTAGAGCGGCTGGAAAGCGTGATGAATATGTTGGAGATGGACGCTTTGGGGATAAAGGAGGAAAGCAAATAGGTTCAGCGTTCGCAATCTCCGAGCATAATGAAAGGATTAAGCATATCTATGGCAACTATAACTTCTGGTCTTGGCTCAGATACTGGTATATTGACTCGGCGAATCTGGTCACGATGCTCCTGCTTGACAAGGGCTATTATGACTACGATTTCCAGCAAGTTGAGAAGCCGATAGTCTGGGAAGACACCATAAAGACGGACGAAGAGGTTTCAGATATGCTTGCTATGTTCGGGATGGGTCCGAAAGTTCATAAAGACCCAGAAACTATAGAGGAAATTCAGGAATACATCATAAAACAAGAGAGTTATGGCAGTTGAAATACCCGTTATAATCGATATAGAACAGGCTTTTCAGGACGCCGCTAAGAGGTCTGCGCAGGCGATGAAGCCATTGGAGCGGACACTTAGCGCAGAAGCCCTTACCATAAAGTTCAAGGTCGGCATTGATGAGGATGGCGACCCTGTTTATAGGAAGTTCCAGACCCTTATCAAGAACTTCAAAGAGGGAAAGGATGTGGCGGATGAACTAAGTATGGCAGTTAAGGATGCCTCCCAGCAACTTGCTACGGCTGCCATGAATGGGAATCGTGCAGATTTCTCCAAGTATCTTGAGGCAAAGCACTATTTGGAGGATATGGTTACCGCAAGCAAAGTTATGAGAATGGAAATGGACGGGCTTGCAGCAACTATGGATGGTCTAAATGCACGACTCGTCGCCGCTAAGGAAACTCTTGGCTCGTCCAGAATAGACAGTGCAGGCTGGAAGGCTGCGGTTAAGGAGATTCAGAAGGTTACAGCAGAGATAGATAAGGTCAAGCGTAAAATGACGGAGATGGGGATGAAGACGGGGAGCATTGACCATATCAATTTCAAACTGGCGGAGTTGACCAACAAGTGGAATGCAATGAGTAAAGCCCAGAAGTTTGACAAAGATGGCAATCTCAAGGCTTCTGCTCAGAAGGTCATCGATAAGTACAAGCAATTAACGGAGGAGGCGACCAGGTATGGGCAGAGCCTGGAGGCGACGGCAAGGGGCGCCAAAGAGGAGATAAGAGAGGTGAATCTTGAAATGAACCGTTCGGATTCCCGTCTGCTGTCCCTGATTAAGAATTCTCTTCGGTTGGTTGCTCTTCATACCGCGACCTCATTCATCCGTAATGTAAGGGAGGTAACCGCCCAGTTTGAACTGCAGAGGGTCGCCCTTGGCTCTATAATACAGGATACCGAGAAGGCTACCAGCCTGTTCAAACAGATAAAGGCTGCGGCCGTTGAATCCCCGTTCGAGATTAAAGACCTCGTAACATATACGAAGCAACTCTCTGCATATCAGATTGAAACAGAGAAGTTGTTTGACACGACGATGGAACTGGCGGATATTTCTTCGGGACTTGGAGTTGATATGGGACGCCTCATATTGGCCTTTGGACAAGTCCGTGCAGCCGCGGTATTGCGCGGGCAGGAGCTCAGGCAATTCACGGAGGCCGGAATCCCTCTTGTAGACAAGTTGGCACAGAAATTCTCCGAACTGAACAATCGTGCAGTTTCCACGGCGGAGGTCTTTGAACTGATATCTCGACGGGCTGTTCCGTTCTCCATGATTGAGGAGATTTTCAATGACCTTACCAGTGCTGGAGGGGCTTTCTATAAGATGCAGGAGAAACAGGCAGAAACTCTCTTGGGACAGTGGAACAACTTGAAGGATGCTGTCAGCATAATGTATGACGAGATTGGCAACACTTCCGCCGTACATGATGCAATGGAGGCTCTGATTTCTGGGGCAAAGACCGTAATGCAAAACTGGAGACTTATCGCGACGACATTGAAGGGTGTCGCCACCCAGTATCTGGCGGTTAAGCTCGCATCGCTGTTCCTCCCGACTCTAATACAGAACACGAAATTACTGGAAAAAGCAGAGATTGCCGAGGCTAGAGCCAAGGAACTCTCAAACAGAGCCCACAAAAACGGATTAGTCACGGCTTCAGTCAAGAGCCTTGAGAACTATGCAAAATACACCAGGCTGGCGGCGGAGGCTACTACAGGATGGGGGCGAGCAATAAACTCTGTGAAAGCGTTCCTGACTGGGAACTGGATACAACTTGTCCTGTCGGCGGTGATGGCTATTGGGGCCGCAATCGCTGCGGCTGTCATAGAATCCAGGCGTCTCAACAAGGAACTAGACAAGATACAGACAGAAGGCGAGATAAAGTTGCAACAATCCATCAGAAACTTTGAGAAACTCGCAAACGCTGCGGTTGAGGCTGCGGATGGCTCTAAGGCTCAGGCGGACGCGCTTGATGAGTTGAAGCGAACTTATGGCGACATCTTGCCGGCCTCAGACCTTGTAATAGAACGCCTCCGCGAGATGCAAGGTAATTATGAATCCCTGACTCAAGCGATTGCTGAAAAAATCAATATGCAGATTCGGGAGCAGAAACTTGAGGAGATTCAGTCGGATTATACGACAAAGATTACCAGAAGACGCAAAACCTTGCAGAAGCTCCTCAAAGACCAGGGATTCTCTCGTGAGGAGATTTCATTCGTCTTCAGCGAAATTCAGAATGCTGTTGACGATGGGCTGATTACTATGGAGATGAGCGTGGAAGAGCAAGCCAAAGCCATAGAAAGAATCGTCAGGAAATATACCGGCAAATACATTGAATTGATGTCGCCCGTTTATGCGACAACGACGGGGGGCGTCAGTCTATGGGTTAGAGCCGAAGCGAATAAGACTGCCAAGGCTTTCAATAGATTAATAAAGGTTTATTCCAAACTGGATACTGCCGTGAACGAGGTTGAGGATGATATGTCCGATTCCGTCGGAACGCTGGGTAAGTATGCAAAATCCTACAAGGAGTTGCAGGAGGTCATATCCGAAATACAGGGAGTCGGCGAGACAAATTACGCTAAGACCGAATCAAGAATAGAACAGACGGTAGACCAATATATGAACTACCTGAAAGAAAGGTTTGCCGAAAACAAGATAGACATCGCGGAGGTGATTGATTTCAAGCGCCCTGATTTCAAGGTAATGGAGCAACTTGCCGAATCCGTCAACGATGACGCGGCCAGAGCGGCTTTATCTGGCGCGATAAAGCAAATCAGCAAGGAATATGAGAAACTTGTGCCGGATGATAAGATTACGGCATTATCCAAGGCTGCAGTGGAGCAGTTCGCCAGTGAAATGGGCATATCAATGGACAAGGTGCGTCAGCACATCAAAAACGCTACGGATGACGGAGAGGAATACCTGAAGAACCTTCAGGAGGCATTGAAAAAGTCCCAGCAGCAGTTGCAGTCAATGATAGACTACAACGCAAATAGGAAAGGGACTTTTGTCGAGCTTCCCGCCTATACCGAAGCTCAGATAAACGAAGTTCAGCAGGATGTCAATCTCTTGGAGAAACTCATAGAGGTTATCGCCTCCGTAATACACATTGAAACTACCCATACCAAAGCGAATAAGGAATACCTCCAGACTCTGCGTCAGGATATCAGCGACATTACGGATGCATATAAGAAATATCAGGATATGCTTCAGTATATGTCCAAAGAGGATGCTCTCTCCAATATTGACATTCTATTCCCGTCCCTGGAAGGGTGGAAGCCTTCCTTTGAGAATATGCTGGAGAAACTGGAGGCAATGCTCACCCAATACAAAGGGGACGCAGATGCTACAAGATTGATACAGCAGGCTATTGCCAACATTAAATTAGACGACATCAAGAACAAAATTGAGCAGGAGATTTCCGACCTCTCCGATGAAATAAAACGGAGCGAAACGGCTCGCAACTTCTATCAGAACATCCTTGATATGACGGGGGATTCGGAGTTGGCGGCCAACCTAAGCGTATCCGTCTACGGAGGAATTGGCAAAGATTTTCAGGAGAGATTACAAGACCAGTTAAACACCGCCCTATCCAAACTTGATGCTGAAAATGTATCCGACGAATTGCGACAGGCTTTTGCAGACCAAGACTTTGAAACCATTCTTGCCAATCTGGACAAGTTCCCGGAGAAGTGGCAAAAAGTTTTGAAGCAGATGGCGTCCGACAATGAAAAATACAACGCCGAATGGTATACGGACTTTGTGAAGACATATCAAAAGTCCAGGACTTACGAAGAGCGTATAGATACGCTGGAGAAACAACGCCGTCAGAAACTGGCGGAAGCGGCAACGATGGGTGTCGCTCCAGAGGGGATGGATGCGGTAAACAATTATTACAACAAAAAGGTTGCTGAAGTCCGGCTGGAGGCGATGAAAGACACTTATACCTGGACGAAGGCTTTTGAGGACCTTGACGGCGTATCCACTCAGACACTGAGGAATCTTATTGACCTTATTGATGAGTATATAACAAAATACGGCAAAGACCTTGAGCTCCAGCAACTGAAAGAGCTCGCTCGGTCAAAGGAGCAGGCTGAGAACCAGATTAAGACAAGAGATGCCTATAGGAGTGCAGTTATTGCCCTTAAGGATTATAACAATGCCAGCAAGAAGAAATTGGTCTTTGAAAATGCCTTCCTTGATACTGGTGAGGACTACATCGAGATTCTTGACGAGCAGCAGAAGGCGATACACGACTTAGAGGATGCCCTCAACGAAATAGAGGCAGAATTCAATGCCGTGGCATCTAGCACCAAGGATTTGATGTCTGTTTTCGCCTCAGATGACGCCGCCTCATATTTCGGCGAACAGATGGACAATCTTTCCAAGACAATGAGCGGGGTAAAAAGTGCCTCCATCGGTATAGCCCAATTGGCTTCTGGTATGATAACCCCTCAGGCGATTGTCCAGACCGTAACAGGTCTTGCTGATGTGGTGGCAGGGGTGTTCGGAGCAGCCAATGCAGCTAAGTTACGACGGATAAACAAGGAGTTGAAGGACCAGGATTTGATTCTTGAAAACCTTGAGGAGGCCTACGGCAAGTTGAACGAGGCGATGAACAAAACCTTCGGCAATGACTACATCTACAACTACACGCAGCAGTTGGAGATTCTTGCGGCGAAGCAGGAGGCTTATCTGAAGCAGGCTCAGTTGGAGCGCGACAAGGGCAAGAAGTCCGATGAGGACAAGATAAGGGAGTACGAGGCTTCGGCTCGTGAGGCTGCAGACAATATCGTGCAGTTGCGAGACGAGGTGTCATCTGCATTCGTAGGGGCTGACCTCGCATCCGCAGCGGAGTCCTTTGCAGATGCTTGGCTGAGTGCATACGAGGAGTTTGGCGACACTTCCGTTGCGATAGAGGAGCGTATGACCGAGATGGTCAGGAACATAATGAAGAAGGCGGCTCTGTCCGGCATCGCCCAGAATATCTTGGGCGGATGGTACGAGAGTCTTGCTGATGTCAAGGACTGGAATGCTGAGACTATCGCGACCAAGTGGAAGGAGGCGATGGCACTCGTAGACCCCATGGTGCAGGGAATGCAGACCTTCGCGAACTCAATGCAGGCGGAGGGCGTATCTCTGAGGGACACCGCAGGTCAGTTCACGGGCATCAGCAGGGATATTGCGGGAGCATCCGAGGAGTCCATCAACGGTCTGGCTGCGGGAATCAACACCCAGAACTTCTATATGTCATACATCAGTCAGAATGTAGCCGCCATCCTGTCATACCTGACTGGGGGCGAGATTACTCCTGCGAGCACGGCTACAGGGGCGGCGTCAGACCCTTACAAGGACACGGTGCTTCTGTATATGGCGAACTTGCCTCAGATGCGTGACGATATAGCCTCCATAAGGAACTTGCTGAGCTCCGTAATCAAGCAGAAGGGGACACCTGCACAGTCCTATGTATCCACCAATCTATAGTGTGGCACAGGGTTTGTAGAGAGAGGTATGATTCATTACACGAAAAAGCCATAAAGAAAATTGAGTCCGAGTTGTTGCGAAATACCTCGGACTTATTTATATTTGTTGCAAAATCAGTAACATATGAGCGAGAAAATCCGTATAGGGAATGACTTGGACATTCGCTGGACCATAGTAGATGGCGACGAAAATCCGTATATACTGGAGGGTCGCGACATCACGCTGGAACTGAATGTCGGCAAGAAAAGAGTCCGCATATCTGAGTTTGAACTAGACCAGAACACCATACATTTCGTTTACTACGGCAAAGACCAGAAGTACACAGGCTCGTACATTCTGAAGTTCATAGAGAACGACGGGAATGTGGATATGGTCACATTTGACACCCCAGACGCCTTCACGCTGGTGGAGCATTCCTGGCTGGCGAATGTGGACCCCGGAGAGGTTGAAGACCGCGTCTATCTGGAATTCACGACCGTCACTTCCGAATTGATGGAGCGAATTGGACCGCGAGGCTATTCCGCCTACGAGGTTGCCCTTCAGAACGGCTTCGTGGGCACGGAAGAGGAGTGGCTGGCATCGCTGAAGGGAGAGCAGGGAAATCCTGCAGGCTTCGGCACTGTTGAAGCGACTGTGGACGCCAATGTAGGCGTCCCTTCTGTTGAAGTGGCGGCGACGGGACCTGACACGGCAAAAAATTTCTCCTTTGCTTTCCATAATCTGAAGGGTGTTCAGGGTAATCCGGGAGATGCGGCGGGTTTTGACACGCCTCTGGCCAGCATAGATGACGGGACAGGCACTCCTTCGGTGGAGGTGACAGCATCTGGCCCCAATACGGCAAAGGTCTTCAATTTCGCCTTCCACAACTTGAAAGGTTCGCCGGGTGGAAAGGGCGACCCTGGAGATTCGGCAGGATTCGGAACGATTGAGGCCAGCGTGGACGCGAATGTAGGTACTCCGTCCGTGGAAGTTTCTACATCCGGTCCCGATACGGCGAAGAATATAGCCTTCGTGTTCCACAATCTAAAGGGTGTTCAGGGCGACCCTGGTACCGCTGCGGGCTTCGGCACTCCGCAGGCAAGCGTGGATGCGAACACGGGAACGCCGTCCGTAGAAATAGTCGCAAGTGGCCCGGATACTGCGAAGATATTCTCCTTTATCTTCCATAATCTCAAGGGAGCGAAGGGTGACCCGGGCGTAGCGGTCTGGGGAAGCGTTTCCGGCGACATAAACAACCAGACCGACCTCAAAAACGCCCTTGACGGGAAGATGGCGAGCACCGCCAACCTTGCCGACCTCAACAATGTGTCCAGCACTTCCCCGTCTGACGGGCAGGCCCTGATATGGGATGGCACTAACTCGGTATGGAAGCCGGGAGCGGCTGGCAGTCCCGATGCCGTCAAGTATACATCGCAGAGTCTGACCAGCGAACAGCAGGCACAGGCAAGGACGAACATCGGGGCGGGAACATCCAATTTCTCTGGGGCATTTGGTGACCTTTCCGGCAAGCCTACGACGATAGCGGGATATGGAATCACGGATGCTTACACCAAGACTGAGGTGGACGGTCTCGTCGCTTCAGTATTCAAGCCTGCAGGAAGTGCATCCTCAGTAGCAGGACTCGGAGCGTTGACCGCTGCGAATGTCGGCAAGGTCTACAATATGTCTGCTGCTTTCACGACCACCTCGGACTTCCTTGAGGGCGCGGGTGTTGACTATCCCGCAGGAACGAATGTAGTAATCGTCGAGGCGTCCGCCAATACATATAAGTACGATGTCTTCTCTGGCGTGGTAGACTTGTCAGGATACGCCCAGAAAGCCACCACGCTGGCAGGATACGGTATCACTGATGCGAAGATAGAGCAGGGGGTCATAACCCTCGGGAACCAGTCCATAACGCCCCTTACCAGCCATCAGGATATCAGCGGTAAGGCGGACAAGGACACCGATGCGGTTGAGGGAAATTTCGCCTCCTTTGATGCAAACGGCAACCCTGTTGACTCAGGACATAAGCACAGCGACTATCTTACTAGCCACCAGGACATCTCAGGTAAAGCTGATAAGGTTAGCGGGGCTATATCTGGTCATTTTGCTGGGCTTGACGGGAACGGCAATCTTACAGATTCAGGTAAATCAGCATCTGATTTCGTTGCAAGCACTGAGAAGTTGGTTAAATACAGTTCACAGAGTCTTTCTTCCTCAGAACAAGCTCAGGCGAGAACCAACATAGGTGCTGGCACATCCAGTTTTTCTGGTGCATTTGGAGACTTATCTGGAAAGCCTACAACTATCTCAGGATATGGTATTACTGATGCGAAGATTGAACAGAATGTTATCACTCTCGGTAGCAATACTATAACCGTCCCGGATTTGACCGACTACACCGACCAGGAACTCCAGACAGCCATAGATACCGCATTCGCAAATCTGTAAGAATATGAGGAAGGTTATCGTCACATCTCAGGGGAAAGCGTTGCTGAACAGCAGTAAGATACTTACTCATCAGGATATGCTGCCTCCGACAGGATTTGTTAGAGTAGAGTATATTACTACTTTAAAGACAGCAGGGATTAATACTGGTATAGTTGTGGACTCCACAGATGTTATCTATGCTACTTATAAGCTTGATAGCTCTAATCTATCGCAAGCGGGCGACAAATATATAGTCTCCCAGCAGGCTGGATATACTGGCGGTGGCATATGGGTCGAAACCTATGGCAACAATAATCACTGGTATGTTCGTTTTGGTTCGTCATCATCATCCAGTGGAGCGTCTACCTCTGATGAGAGAACAGGAAAACATCAGGTACAACTGATGAAACAGTCCTTTAAGATAGACGGTGTAAGTAAACTAACGCCTAACTATTCCTCTATGCCAAGCACACCTACCTGTTTCGGCGCGAGGATAAATGCCACGGGGGACGCCATTACCAATGGAGGTATGTATGGCAACTTGTATGAGGGTACTGGCATAGTGGACTCCAATGGAGATTACCGATGGTGGGGAATCCCCGTCAAGAGAGTGTCCGATGGAGCAGGAGGGATGTACGATATAGTAAGTGATGAGGTGTTTTTATCGGTGACTGGTACTGACTTTACTTGTGGACCGGAGCTGTGATTATATGGTATATAAATAATAATAGAATATGACAGCAGACAAGATAATAAGAAATACAAAGCTGGATACCTTCCTGTCCAAGCTCGCCACTAAGTTGACGGCAATCTTCTGGAGGAAAGCGGAGACCACGCAGGTTAGCATAGACAACACACCGACTGCAAACAGTAACAACCTGGTAAAGTCCGGAGGTGTAAAGAGCTATGTTGACAACGCAATTCCATCTGTGCCAGTGCAGGATGTTACTGTCGGAGGGAGTTCCGTTGTTTCATTAGGTACGGCGGCAATCCCGGCGATACCAGACGCTGTTGAAGCCAATCCCACAGTACCGTCAGGAACTACACCGACAACCCTTCAGAATGTCAAGGTGGGGAATAGCTATTACTCAGTTCCGCAGGGAGATGAAAGTACATCCAACAAGGTAACATCCCTTTCATCCGCTTCAACTGATACACAATATCCAAGTGCGAAGTGCGTGTATGACATAATCGGAGATGTTGAAACCCTTATAAACGCTTTGTAATATGAGTATAGCATCAGCGATAGCGACTAAACAGCAACAGGTAGCAGACGCATATACCGCCTGTAATAACAAGGGTGCGACTATGCCCGCACAGGGGAGTCAGAACCTGTCCAACCTTGCGACTACGATTGGAACGATAAGCGGGGGCTCTCCGGTAGTCACCCACAAGGTATACTGGTATGACTATGACGGCACCGTTCTGAAAGAAGATGATGTGCCAGACGGAGGAACTTCCACCGCTCCGACTGTCCCATCCCACGCCAAACTGACTTTCAGGGAGTGGGTACACGGCAACACTATCACGAATGTAAAGCAGGACTACTTCAACATAGCAAGACACGCTTGTCTGGAGAACGGATTCATAAGAAAGGTAAACATCACTTCTGAAACTGACCATATATTAACGATATGGTTGAGGAAGGGGTACTATGACTCGGTTAACATAGATTGGGGGGATGGGACAACAGAAACTTATTCTGCTGGAGGAGAAAATTTCACAGTGAATCACACTTATTCTTCTGACTTCTCAGGTTATGTTATAGCGACAAAGGTAGGAAACGGAACAGTGGGTTCTGTCTATAATGTGGGCGGCTATGAGTGTGGAGTTGAGGAATACTATTTCGGCGTAGATAGCGTTATGAATGAAAGGTCGTACCTTGGAAGGTGGAATCCACATTTAAAAGCCGTTGTCCTCCCTGATACCCTTACTACTCTCTATTATGCAACTTTTTCAAATTATTGTCCGAAAGTCTTAGCTCTTCCATCGACAGTAACAAAGATTCAGTCTTTTTGGACGGATAAGTTATATGATAAAAACGGTGTGGAAGCATTAAACATTCCCTCTGCAGTTACAACTATTGAAAACGAGGCGTTCTTTGAAAACTGGGGTTTACGATTCATAACGAAGGACATAGCGGCTACAAGTTTAGGTAATAGAGTGTTTGCTGGTTGCAGTTCCTTACAGATGGACTTAGTGTTCACGGGAAATGTATCCTCTGTTGGAAATGGAGGAATGTTTTACAGTTCAGGCTTACGGAGCATATCTCTTGCCAATAGCTCTTTCACCACTCTTGGCAACTATGGTAATGGCTTCTTTGGTTATTGTTCTAACTTAGTTGAGATTACATTGCCCGAATCTCTTTCTATTACTACAATAGCAAACGGTGCTTTCTATAACTGTACCGCCCTCGTAACAATTAATAATTTCCCTAAAAACGCGACCACGATTGGGAATGAAGCCTTCTTTGGATGTCATAGCCTTATTACTCCGATAGTGTTTGAAAATGTTACCTCTATGGGAAATGGTGTCTTCTCTCAATGTAGGTCTGTGTCAAGCATTTCTCTGGATGGTACATTCACGACTCTTAATGCTTATCAGCAAGGCTTTTTCTATGAATGCTATAAGCTGTCATCACTGTCGTTCCCAAATACTATCACATCAATAGGTAGTGGATGCTTTAGATATTGTCATAGCCTGAAATCTCTGACAATACCAGCAAGTGTTACTTCTATCGGAGATACTGCTATCGCAAATGGAATGTATGGTTCATTGGAAACAGTTATTCTTTCTGATTCCAACTCTACTATGACAATCGGTCATAGTAATATAAATGCACTATATAATCTTAAAAGTATTTATATTGGTTCGGGAGTTTCCATATCCAATAGTGTATGGTGGTTCACTAACTTACAACTTCTTAAGGAGATAGACTGTGCCAACGGCTGGATTCCAAACCAAAATCTCCCTAACCTTGAAGGCTCCCCTTTCCTGAAGGCAAGTTCGCTTGTATCATTCTTTACACATCTCGGAGACAATACGGGAGGAACAGCGAGGACAATCTCTCTTGGCTCAACTAACCTTAACAAGTTGACGGCTGCAGAAAAAGCGATAGCAACTGACAAGAACTATGTATTAGCATAAAACGACTATGGAAGTAAGAATTGAAGACGGATTGAAGATATTGACCCCTGCACAGGGCAAGTACCTTACTGACGGGAATCTCTATACGCAGACGGAGGTTTATATGAAACCTTCCGCAGACATATCAATGTGGACTGAGGTTGATAATGCTCCTGAGCCCGAACAGCCAGACGAGGACATCAGCGACACCGAAGCCCTTCACATCATAACTGGACAAGGAAATGAGACGGAGTGAAGCATTAGTATATCGCCATAAGATTGAGAATGCCGCCACTCATCTCTCAGATGAAGAGGCGTTGCAGAGTGTGGAACTTTTCGCCAAGTGGGAGAAGGATATAAATGTAATTGTAGGAGAAAGGAGGCAGTACTTAGGGGTACTTTACGAGGTCAAACAATCACATAGGACGCAGGCCGACTGGACACCTGACATCACTCCTGCTTTATGGAAGGTTGTGAGCCTTGAAGAATGGCCTGAGTGGGTGCCGCCTACTGGTGCACAGGATGCTTATCGGATAGATGCGAAAGTCAGCCACAACGAAAAGCACTGGATAAACACTATTGACTATAATACTTACGAGCCGGGCGTTTACGGCTGGGATGAAGCATAAGTATGGAAAGTCTGAAAGTGGAATTCACAATCAATGCTCCTGTCTTTGACAGAGAGAGGATGGAGGAGTATCTTGGCTTGTTTGCCAGGATGCTTCTCGTTGCCGAGGACGAAACCATCGTTGATGCCAAAATCAACGACAGTCCGGTTCATCTTTATTAATTTAGGTATCGGACTTCCGAAAAGTTTTTTATATTTGCATATAAATGACACCCGAATGGAAAATAAGGCTTGACAAGGACGCACGGTCTAAGAAGATTTGTGCGGAGTATCACGACCTTATTTCCCGGGCAGAAACGAAGGATGACCTCATAGGGATATACAAGAGAGGGATAGACTGGAGTCTTGAGAACGACTGTCCCTCCTTGGAGTTTCTCAGAGGCGAGGCGAAGGACTTTGAGTACCGAGGGCTCTTCATAGACCACCACTTCAACGGCGAGTTGCTGGACGAGCATCAAGTATACATTTTTCACAACTGTACGGGAGAGATTCGCGTAGGTCTGAACATCGGGAAGAGGATTATCCCGATGCTCTATTTTGCGAACGGATGCGATATGAAGGTACTGCACGGGGGCGATTCTGTGATGCCAGTGCGGATTCCCTTATACATATTCGGGAGCAACCACATACTGAGCGAGACCTCGGACAGCGTAACCTTTAAGACTTATGTGAAATGATGGACGGAGCGGTTTTAGATGTTCTCGAGCGCGTAGGGCTTCCCGCCTTAGGAATAGTCGGGGGCTGGTTCGCTCACCTGATACGGTCAAAGCAGAAGCGGGAGCACGACATCCTTGACAATGTGATGCAGATTCTGGACGCCCAGAAACAGTACATCGCAGACCAGGATGCCGAAAATAAGAAGACTCGCGACATCAACAGACGCCTGGAGGCCAAACTGGACGGCAAGAACAAGTCCATCCGAAAGGCGAACTGGTGCCAGTACACCAACGAAGGGGACGGATGCCCCGTCCTGATTAACGAGGAGAAGAACGAGCCCGACAAGTGCGAAACCTGCAAATATCACGGCAATGATAACGGTGAGGCTTAAAATAGGGTCTGGAAGCATCGTGGACACCAAGAACTACGGTCTGATTTACATAGATTCGGACAAGGTTGTCGGTCCTCAGATAAAGGACTTTGAATCCACGCAGTACCCGGAGGAGGAGGGGGAACACATCATCCCCAAGACCGTTGACGCCCCCTTTGAGTACAAGGTCAAGTTCTTCATTCAGGCGAACAGTCTCAGTAACGCGAACAACCTTATTGACACCTTCAACGCCAGCCTTTATAGCCAGACCTCGGGGAGCGACATCAAGACCTTCTCGCAAGTCACTTTCTTCAACGATTACAAACGCCACAAGATAGTGGGCTACCCGAGTCCCATATCCGAAGCCACGGAGTTCTGGCGTCCTAACGGCACCAGCCATCTGAATGATATCGTGATTGTGGAGTGGAAGATAAGGGTCACCCAGCCAAGCCTTTGCGAATTCTCAACACCTTTCACCGAGGATACACCTAGCTCGCAGTCAACAACATGATTCCCCAGATACAGGAAATTAACTTCCCCAGTTATGCCACCTTGCACGAGGCGACCGTTTCTCTTAATGAGATGGGAGAACGCACTATCACCACGCAAGTGAGGATAGACGGAGACATCGTCCCCGACTTCACTGGGTGGGAACTGGAATTCAAGGGGGAGCGTTTCGTCCTTCCCGTGAAAGAGCCACAAGCCACGAAGGACAACACCACGAGGAACTCCCTCATAGACCTCACATTCTATTCCTGGCCCATCTACCAGATGAAGCGGTATTTCTTTATGTCGCTCTCGGAGGTGCAGACGGGCGTTGCGATACCAGACCAGTATCAGGCATCCGTGCTGATGTCCGTACAGAACTTCGTCCCGCTTTTCAACAGCGTGCTGTCGTATTACTTTGGCGACAAGATTCAGATGGACCTGTATCTGGGGAGCAGTGGCATCTACAGCACCAATCCCGTCCTCGTAGAAATCAACTACAGTTACATCTGGGATGTCCTGCAGAAATTCTTTGACCTATACGAGCTTCGTTGGCGGATAGAGTATGATTCAGCAAGTGATACCTATACAATCAAGGTGAACTACCCCTCCGACGAGATAAACGACCATGATTTCGAGTACGGATACCAAGGCGGTCTGCTCAAGTTTGAGCGTCAGTTGCAGGATGATAATGTATACAACATCATCCTCGGTCGCGGAGGAGAGAAGAATCTCCCATACAGGTACTTCAAGAAAGAAGACCCGGGCAGCCCCGGCTGGGCGGCAGACCCAGACGCCATCCCCGAACTGGCGAACATCTATTTTGACCGTCTGAGGGATATCAATTTCCGATGGTATGTGAGGGGATGGATGTCCAATTCTCACAGGAATACGAGTTGGGATTCCACGCATACATTCCCGTCTTACACCAGGAACGACTGCCCTGCCGAATACCGTTTCGCATACGACAAGGGAGCATCCGACGAATCCTTCAATCCTGTTGAGTATGTCAAGGACGACGACTCCATAGCAGTATACGGAGAGCGTTGGGGCGCGTTGGACGACAACGATGAGATATACCCTACAATCCAGGGCGTTGATTTTCCGGACGACAATCCGGATATCGGTCGTGTCGACGAGGTAGTGGCTGTGTCAGAGATTGTCACCGACGATGTTGAGGCTGCCGCCGAGGCCGCCGCCACAGGAACAAATGTTGAGGGCACGAAGACCATCACCGAGGATTTCGCCGCGAGGCAGACATCCTCTATCGTCCTTCACGCGGGGGAGATTACCATCCCTTCAGGACAGGTCGGAAACCTCAGTTGGAACTGGATGAATCCGCAGTTCCAGAACGGAACGACCGCAGACCTCATCACTCTGAACGCAAACGGCTGTAATGTATATGTCACCGACAGCCAGGGCGTTTCCCATTCAGCCGAGGGCATAGCCGCCGGGACTTACCGCGTACACATAGCCATCTCTGCGACCAATAACAGCGACAATGCCTATAGCAACATAACATACGGACTGAACTCCCTCACGCTGACAACTTCTGACATTGACGCCAACGCTTGGAAGCCTACCTTTGATGTCTGGGTCAAGAACATCTGGCAGACCACGAAGGGTGTGTCGGAGACGGAAGAGGAGTATGCTCTCAGAGTATGGCAACCAATCCTGGGCGACAGGCTCGGGAGCGAGGCTAAACTCATCTTCTCGGACGGCTTTATGTCCATATCGCAGGACTATGAGTTCGTCATAGCATCCTACCCCGTCCACGATACCTCAAAGACATTGAACGGTGTTTCCTCTGAGTGGAAGATAACCCTCTATAAGTCCGATGCGGAGTATGATGTCACGGGGCTCTTCATCCCGAACTCACAGGCGGGGGCCCAGCCAGTTGCTGGCAACCATTTCTTCTTCACGGGCATTGATATGCCTTCGCTCTATGTGCAGTGGGCGGAGGAAACGCTGAACGCTTACAAGACCGACTATCTCAACGGCGTATGCGATGTAAATCCTACCTGGGTCATCACCTTGGACAAGGTGCGAGTCCATACGATGGAGGCGAGTGACTACAACCAGACGCTTGCGGAAAGGCTCTCCACAGGGGCGATAGTCCACACCAAGGATGTGCGATTCACCGCAGGGCAGGCGATATCGCTGTATGTGAGGACGCTGACCTACACTTGGAGCGAGGGCGACCTCGTGCCGAACATTGAGGTCGTGCTATCCGACAAGATAATAGAGGCGAAGGGTCCTGTAACACAGATGCAGGGCGAGATAAGCCTCATCCGTACCACCTACGCCAAGACCTCGGATATAGAGGCGGTCGTGAGGAAGGTCGCATCTCCTATGTTCCTGAGGAAGACGGGCGAGGCGGAGGTTTCTCTTTCTCCGACCAGGTTCTCCAGTATGCTGGCCAGCCGTGACTTCCGACAGGGAGGTCTGGGCGGACAGGGCTGGGGACTGTACAGGGACAATTCCGCCAGTTATCAGCCACAGGAGCAAGCACCCGTGACGAGAGGTCTCAGGAGTGCCGCACCAACAAGGGCGTCATCTGCCGAGCAGCAGACGGACGCTGTTATGGAGATAGACAAGCTCGTGGTAAGGAAGGAACTCCATGTCAACACCCTTGTCGTAAACCAGATAACATACATCGGCGGAAAGCAGGTCACCTCTGCCGCCGCCATTGAATGCTCACAGGTGGTTGAGACGGCCACCAGTTATATCTGCTACTTTGACCAGAAGAAAGGGACGGTGAAGAACCTCTTTGTGGTCAACGACATCGCGATGGGGCAGGTCTTTGACGCCGCCAACACCGAGGTTAGATACTATAAGATGCTGGTAACCGCCATCGGGGAAAACTACATCGAACTGTCCAAGACCAACAAGGTCGGAAGCGGGGTGCCCAAGCAGGGCGACGCCATCATCCAATACGGCAACACGACCAATGCCGATAGGCAGTATGTCATCATTCGCGATGTCATCGGAGGAGGTTACGACAGGATGCTGTCAGGCCTAACCTCACTCAACTCCAACGGCACGGAGTACTACTTCGCAGGCAGACTCTCCAACGGAAGCCCTAGGTGGTTCGTAGGAGACGCTGAAGGGGATTACGCCGAATACTACAACGGCAAGCTGAAAATAAAAGGTGATTTTGAACTGGAGGCTGGCTCAGACCTCGCGGAAATCATATCAGCATTGGGCGTTGCGGTAAGTGAAACCTCCAAGGTCTTCACCTCCCAGCCTACGCCTCCATACAGGACTGGCGACATCTGGGTGAACGCGACCTACTCCACCATTTACAACAACGATATCCTCAAGGTCAAGGCGAATGTCAATAAGGCGGCGGGAGCATCTTTCAGCATAGACGACTGGGAGCTTGCGTCCGGCTACACCAGCGATGCGGCCCTGACCAATTTTATCAACAATACCTATACGCCTTTCACAACCAATATCGGCACAGAGGTAGACGGTAAAGCGGAAACATACTATCAGAGTTCCGACCCGTCCTCCAATTGGAATACCACTGCTCTGAAAGACCAGCACCTGGGCGATATATGGTATAACACCTCATCAGACTCAAACGGCTTCACCCACACCTACATCTACAAGAAGAGCGGAAGCACTTATGCCTGGGCGGAAATCAACGGTGTGCCGACTGCGGTGTTCAATACCATAACAGGGAAGTCCAGCATATTCACAAGCAAGCCAACAAGAGCCTATAAGAAGGATGACTTGTGGGTTCTTGAAACTTCTTATACGCTTTCCGGGACAACCTATCCCGCAGGTACAATCGTTTGTGCCACAACTGACTCGAGCATCTGGAGTGCTTCGCACTGGACGAAGAAAGACAGATATACCGACGACAGCGCGATAAGCAGTTACCAATACCTGCAACTCGCACTTGCGAACGATAATCATACTACCATCGCTACGGGAGGAATAGTTCTCAGCACCTTCATAGGTGTTCAAGATTCCAACTATAATGTTAGGGCGGGTATGAACGCATCCACGGCTCTCGGCAACGATAGCACTCACGGGAGGTTGCTCATATTCGCAGGAAGCGACAATGCCGTTGGGGCTTCAAGTGCCAAAACAAGAATCTACGAGGATGGTTACCTCTATTCCGAGAATGCCGTTATCCGTGGCACGATATACGCAGAAAGCGGAGAGTTCAAGGGCAACCTGGTAATAGGCGAGAGTTCTGGAAGGCGTATGGAAATCCAGTCGGGCACTTACGGTGCTATGGACTACTTTGATTCTGCTGGCAATCTGACAACCCATATCGGAAACGATTACTGCAGTTCCATAGCGGTGTTCAATACTGGTTCGGGCAACTCTTCTGTGACCATCCCGTCTTCTAGCATAGGAGTAAGTTATTCGGGGAGCGGTGAGAACATATCTTTTTCCAAGTCGGCTTATTATACTAGCAGGAGCTTCACTGTTTCCGGAGACCCCAGTGCTAATAAGTTGACGGGAAATCTGAAATTTACATTCTCGGATGTTCCCTCAGGAATGAGCAACTACTGCGCCATCAGCATCCTGCTCTACACCAACTCAAGCGGAACGGGAGTGCCTATCACTCTGGCGAATGTGACATTCTCTAACAGTTGGGCCGAACAGACGATAGCGGTCAGCAAGGTTATACCCGCAGGGACTTATTATATCTTCTATTCTTCCGTAGGAGATGCGATGAAAGAGGGACTGACTGGCTCTCATACAATTACGATGACTGTCTCAGGAGGGTCTTTCACGGTAACGCCCATAGCCCAGCGTCTGCAGATATTCGCAAATGGTCTGGGATATAGGTATAGCGAGTATCAGTATGCCGCTCTCCTTCGCGAGGCTTCATCCTTCTCGGCTGCTGGTGACCTCGCGTTCAAGATGAGGACTGGCTCGTCATCCAATGTGGTCGGAATAGATATTACCACCGGAGGCGTGAAACTGTACGGCCCGAAGAGGCAGTCGCTGGGTGCGACAAGCGGGTCGTCTGTTACAAATAACTATTCATACTCAATATCCGACCCGTCAAACTATTCCTTCCTTGAGATTATCGCGAAGTTTAATAGTAGTGCGGAAACAGTATCAATGCTGATGCCAGTGGCGACTTGGAATGGTGCATCATCGTCATCAAATGCGATATGTCTGTCAACCGATTCCAGATATGTGCTGGTTTATAAATACTCAACTACGGTTTTTAGAATTGCAAACAATAATGGCTGCTCAAGTGTGGCCTTTTACGGAATATTATGACAATTGATTTTAAGAACTTCAAGATGTACACGGATATCAGTCAGACTGGTACCGTCAATGTAGATGTCCGCAGGGATTTCGCGGATATGATTTATAGGAACGCCAACGGCATTATGGCGCACGACATCGCCCTCAGGATTTACAGGTCGGACGGACCGATGGAGATTAATCCCGAGGAGAAAGAGTTCCTCACGGCTTTCGCCCAGAGGGGAACGCCTATCTTCCTGGACAGTTTCAATGCTAATATAAAAGATGAGCAAGTTTAGGCACTTTGAACTCAACGAGTTCCTTGAATCCGAGGTTGCGAAGAGCAGGCGGATAGATAACTTCCCATCCTTTGAGGTGGTGGAGCATCTGGAGGAACTCATCACGAAATTCCTTGAACCCCTGCGTACGGCTCTGGGGCTTCCGATTGTCATCGGCTCTGGCTTCAGATGCCCTGCGCTCAATAGGGCGGTCGGAGGTAGTGACACATCAGTCCATCCGATAGGATATGCCGCCGACATCAGTTGCCCCTATATGGCATTCTCCAAGTTCAAGGATTATGTCGTGAACTGGGTTCAGAAGAACAACATCAAGTTTGACCAGATTCTGATTGAGACCGAGAGGGCGACTGGTAAGCAGTGGCTTCATATCGGGCTCTACAACAGGTCTGGTCAGCAAAGGGGTCAAATCAAGGTAATGAATGTATGAGAAGAATCCTCCCCATAGTCCTTTTCCTGTGCCTCGTATCGTCCTGCGGGCTCACGCATCACACTCCTACGACGGTCATAGAATACAGGGACACCACCATCATCCGAGAAAGGCTCGTCCACGACACGGTCAAGGTCAGTGTCCCGGAGATTATAGAGCGCAATGTGACGACAGATACGACCTCGCATCTGGAGAACGACTGGGCGAAGAGTGACGCCTCCGTGAGGGGCGGTCTTCTGTACCATTCCCTGGAGACGAAGCCCCATACAATAGAAGTCCCGGTCCTCATCCCAGTCCACGACACGATTAGGATAGAGAAAGAAGCCCATACGGAGATTCAAACGGTTGAGGTGGAAAAACCCTTGTCTTTCTGGCAAAGGCTCAAAATTGGGGCGTTTTGGTGGCTTCTCGGGCTTGCTTTGGCTTTATTTTTGTGGACATTCAGAAAAACCATCTTTAAAATACTATAGTTATGAAGAAATCATTCCTTAATTGGGCCGCATTCTGCCTCTGGGTCGTAGGGACTATCGGCGGAATCGGCGTGGCTGTTTACAACAAGAGCTATTTTATCGCCCTGTGCGTAGCCGCACTGGCAGTGATGGCTTTCCCTTACGCCAAGAAGGTGTTTGAGAAGTAAAACGCTTTAGACGGGGGCGGTCTTCGCCCCCTCTGCTTTTTGAGCAATGGCAAAGGGGAAAGTCAAAATCAAGGTATCCAAAGGGAGGTCGGGGAGTTCTACCCTGCTCACTTCCCAGAAGATTCGTATCAAGAAAGACCCGCATCCGCAGGGGCAGGCTTTCCTTCAGACCAGGGCTCAGTTGAACCTGCATATTCAGCGTGGAACTAGACCAACCGAGACTGAACTTAAAAGGGCTTATTGAGAAATTAAGGCAAGTGACTCTTGCCGTCCAGATAATGCCGTTCATATATACGCTCTTATACCTCGTAGCAATGATATGCTACTGGTCTGCCAGCGAACTGCTCCTCAAGATTCTAGACTCCCTTTTCTACATATCTCCCGTAGTTGTCATCCAGTTCCTCGTGCTTTCCCGCTCCCTTAGGCTTTGTATCTGGCACAAGGTGGCGTGTACTCTACCCCTAATGCCTCAAGTGGCAGTCCTTCTGGACTCTACTGTAATGACATTCTCTGAAAATCTCGCGAAGGGGAGCGTAATCCTTATGGCTCTGATGTCCGCCCTGCTCCTCATCGCCGCATACAAAGTCTTCTTCTCCTGATGGACGCGAACAAGATGCTGTCCGAAATTCTCGGATACTACAAGCAGAGAGTAGACAACAATCTCTGCACGATGGCTGAGATGAACGATGCCATCAAGGCTCTAGAATCAAATATGCAGATACACGGCACGATACAGGACTTCGCCGATTACTACGGCAAGTCAAAGGACGCCGTCAACAGCGTAATCAAGCGGAATCTCATAGCCAAGCCCAAGAAGAACATCACTCTCTATCCTTTTCACGCCTTCCGCAAGGTAGTGCCGAGCGGTTGGCGGAAAAAGTAGTGGTTTCCAGATAGTTACCTAAATCTCGCCCACGACTTCCGTTAGGTTGCCGTTTTTCTGAATTTTGCATAGTGTTAAACCTAAAACTCTTGTAAAATGGCAGAAAGCGACAAAACCATTATCATGCCCGACAACCAGAACAATATGGTACCGGCATGGCTTGCCTATGGCAACAACAACGGCTGGAACAACGGACTCTTCGGAGGCGGTTTCGGCTCTTCTTTCTTTGGCGCACTCCTCGGAGCACTCGTGCCCGGCGTCTTCGGAGGCTGGGGCGGTAACGGCTTCGGTTGGGGTAACGGTGGCGGAAACATCGGCACACAGTTGAACAACGACAACAACACCGATGTCCTCCTGCAGGCTATCAACGGCACGGACGCAGATATCCGCCTCCTCGCCACTACTCTCAATACCGATGTTGACAGTATCAAACTCGGAATCAACACCATTCAGGGAGCAATCGCACAGGTTGGCTCACAGGTAGGTATGTCTGGGCTGCAGGTCATCAACGCCATCCAGAACGGTAACAGTGCGCTGGCCTCACAACTCTGTCAGTGCTGCTGCGAAATGCGTCAGTTGACCGTGGAGCAGGGCTACCAGAACCAGATTCGCACTCTTGAGCAGACCAATGCCCTCGCAGGACAGGCAGACAGGAACACTGCTTCCATCCGTGCGGACATCCAGGCTCAGACCACCCTCATCAACGACCAGTTCTGCGCCCTCAAGGAGCGTGAACTCCAGTCCAAGATTGACACTCAGGCGGACATCATCACTCAGCTGAGAGGTCAGATTGACAACGCCAACCAGACTGCGGCCATCACGGGCTATGTGAACAGCCTCGTGTCTCCTCTGCAGGCAAAGGTTGACCAGATTGCCAGCCGTCAGCTTCCCACCGTCCCTGTGGTTTACCCGAACATACAGGCAGTGAACAACACCCCATACGGAGGTAGTTACTACGGCGGTTTTTACGGCAACGGGCTCGTATTTTAAGGAGGGCTGAGTTATGGGCGAGTGCGTTAATATCATTACCACGAACACACGGGGAGTCCCCTACCTCGCTACCACTGGTGTAACCGTAGGCTCGGATGCCGTGGACTTCACACTGGGATTCCGCAGTATCCCCCGCGTCGGTTATATCACCATTCGCATTACTGATGCGATTCCCTCGGGAACGACGGGAACGCTTCCAGTCCGATTCACCCTCAACGGGCAGACCCGTGCGTTGACATCATTCGGCGGAGTGGCTGTGACCGCTTCCGACCTCACAGAGGCAGGAATCATTACCGTCTTCTATGACTGGTTCAATGGTATCCTCCAGACTGTATCACCAATCATTTAACCAATTAAAACAATTTAACCTATGTTAAGTGGCTTACGCCCTGGCACTCCGGTCTTCGTCCTTTATAAGAACGAGCCGCGATTTGCAACCGCAAAGGTTGTATCCATTAGCAATCAGTACCCCCAGTACAACTTCCAGCAACCGCTGAACGCGGGGAACGGTCCTGTAGTAGACCTCGTCCTTGAGATTGACGGCAAGACCGAAACATTCTCCCGTATACCTTTGAACTCATCAATAGCGGAATTCCCCGACAAAGGGGTAATTATCAGTGAAACACGCGACGGCATTGTCAACGAAGTCAATGTCATAAGGAACGCGAGCCAGACCGCTATAGAACAGGTAGACACTCATAAGCGGATTATCTCCGCCTGCGACCAGTTACTATGCGACCTAAACCCTCAACTCAAACACGAACAAGAGCAGGCAGGAAAGATAGCCCGTCTGGAGGAGCAGTTGGCTGGAATGAGCGACCAAATCGCGGCTCTCACCGGGATGCTGTCTAAGACACTTGGCAAGAAAAAGGAGGAATAACCTATGGGATACCGAGTAATCAGTTTCAGAAACGAGGACTCCGACTCTCGCGAGTTCAAGGAGGCCGCAATGATGGCGAAGGCAGGCATTGAGAAGATGTGCGACCTTGCCGATGAGATGCGTGAGCGTTACGGCGAACGCGGTTACTATGGCGACCGTTATGCTATGCGTGGCGGCTACTACGGCATGCGTGAGCACGACGACTGGGATATGATGGACGGCTATGGCGAACGCCGCCGTCGTGATTCCAGAGGACGCTATATGTAGAACGACGGGGCGGGGAGACCCGCCCTTTAAATTGACAACTTATGACAGAAAGGATAGATTCTTACGAGATAATCCCGAGAGGAATGAGGGAGTATCTCAGTTACTACGGCAGACATTTCAGCAAACCCCTCTACGAGTTCGCAGTGAACATGATGGAAAGTAGGGACGGTGGCAAGGTGAAGGCTGTTGAGAAAGATATTGTCACGGAACGCCTTAAAGTGAACGGCGTCTCCTTGAAGAACGACAAGGGCTACGACGCTCCATATGTCTGGGCTATGGCTACTGCAGACTATATGGGCTCTTCAATCACAGACGAGGCTCATCTCGCCAAGTTCGTGATGGACTACATAGACGACAGGGACGGGAGTCCGACAAGGGCTTTTGACGAGTTCTATGCCAAGACTCTGGCTCTGGGGATACCTATCGTCTGGGAGGACCTTATGTAGATGAAAACGGCTAGGGTGAATATCAATGACTGGGACATCCTGTTTCTCTTCTCTTACGAACCGACAGACCTTGGAAGTGTCACAGACGCCTTGCTCTGGGCGGAGGCTTCCGATTCTATCAACCAACGGGTTCGCAGGGGCGTCCTGGGTGGCCGCCGGGTAGAGGGGTTCACTTTCTCCAACCCCTCTCTTCGGCGTAGCGTGTCGGCAATCAGGCATTCAGATTCCGGTCCTCAGTTCCTCAATACAGCCGTCCACGAGATAACCCACATAGCGCAGGATATCATCAACTCGGACGGCATTGACCTGTACGGAGAGGAACTGGCCTACCTAGTCGGTGACATAACTAATGAAATTTCGGACATCATCTGCGAGATGTCCTGTCCTCATTGCCGAGAAAGCTGAGGCAAGTTTCGCACTCGGCATACAGCCCCTCTCATTTTTGCGGTTCTTGGGAGGGGCTTCTTTATATCTTGTAATCCTCGGCTTCAAAGGCGGTGCAGAAGAGTCGGGCGAGTTCCACCTTCATCTCCTTGCAGAACTTGGCTATGGTCGCTGGCTTCGGCCAGGTCTTGCCGTTCTCAATTTTCCACAACGCTCCCGTCGTGATGCCGAGGGCTTTTGCAACATCAGCCCTTGACCGTACTGCCTCCTCGCGGAGGTCTTTCATTGCTCTTCCTAAGTTCATATTCTCTTGATTAAAAAGGTGTACGAATGAATCTCCCTGCCCGATTCGGACATCTCAACATCGGGCGAGTTCTTGAATTGTTTGGATATCGCCTGCGCAATCTGGTAGATTAAGGTCTTTCTGATAGCCTTATTCCGCTTGTTTATGTCAGAATAAGCATATTCGTCCGACTCTGTCACGACATATCGGGCTTGAACCTTATACAGGTCGGCAAGCAGCTCATCCTGCTGCTCAATGGTGCGTTGAGCCAGTTGGTGAAAATGTTCCGATTGCTTCCAGTGGCAATAGAAGATGACTGCGGCTATGATGGCAGCCGCCAGTGCCGTTGCAAGTGCTACAATTAGTATCATATCTCATTCAATTTGTGTAGAAATTTAACCATTTTCTTGCATAAAGCATTGACTGCGTTCGTAATTCCCTCGGAATCTTCCGTCCTGATGGTGCAGTCGGTGTTATGCTTGGCGTAAAGCGTCATCCACCTGTCCGCATGATGCAGGATGGCGTGGATGTACCTGTTCGCGTGACGGTAGACAGCCGTCCAGAGTATCTGGGCAGTCTGAGCCAGTATGTGGCAGACCATAAGGTCTGCGAGGACGGTCTGCGTCTTGAGGTCTACCCCGTACTTGGATATCTCGTTCATCACGGCGACCTTGACGATGACGACATCGTTGTTGATGTAGGACTCAAAACTGTCCATTATGTCTATGATTTCGTCCTGCTGGTCGTCCGTGAACGCCGAGAAGAAAT